AAAGTTTGGAAACAGCAGGTAAACTCAATTATTGAGGATACTATAGGTCTCAGCTGTGATGACCTGGAAGATTGCTGTTACCGTGACTGGTTTGATGACGGCGTGTCTCCCAAGACTGCTGCCAAGCGTGCCATTCAGAATTCAGGCGGTTCGGTAGCGTGATAGCATTACCATATCAATTACCATCAAACACTTGTCATTACGCTTCATTCGTGCTACTATAAATGTAGCGGCAGCCTGCCGCGAAACGACTAGGGGTTTGAATACCCCGCCAGGACAAACCTAAAGGAGGTTTACATGTCCACACAAGCTCGGTGTTTAGTTTGTAAAAAGCCACTCACAAGTGGCGATATCGGAGGCACCTGCTCTGCTCACCAGGGCAAGATCCGCCTCTTCGCCAATACGGCGACCATTGTGCCTGAAGGGTTCCTCAAGATGTCCGTTGTTTGCCGTGCCTACGAGAAGGCTGGTTTCACCACCCGCCAGATCGTCAAAGCCTGCGGCGGCGACGCCTGCACGGAGCAACCGTTCGGCGGAGAAGATCCCAAAGGGCTGTTCTACGTGACCTACGTTGGCAACCGGAAATACTTGGCTCCCGCCATTCTCACCACCGGCATGGAGCAGTTCAAGAAAGCAACTGCAGCTCCGGCCGAAGCTCCCAAGGCTTTGGTTTCCGGCAAAGACAACGGCAAGGAAGTCAACGCAATTGCCGTCGCCCTCCAGACCAAGGTTATCAAGGCTCCGGTCTCCGTCAAGTAGCCATCCAGTATTAGTGAGGTGGGCAAGCGAATAGCCAGCCCACCTCAAACCATTTGTTCAAGGAGGTTATCATGCCTTTGGATCCCAAAGTTTTAGCAGAGTTTGAAAACTCTTGCGACGAAGCAGATAACGATCTGCAACTCAAGTACGAAAAAATGACTCCTGAGCAACGACAAGGAGCCGACACCTTCCTCGCCTGGTACAAGATGTGGTTTGGGAAATGCACCTACACTCACATCGGCAAGCATCTCAAGGAGTTTAGGTTTCATTAATTTGCAAGAAATCGGCGGACGCAGGGTGTCCTCCGCACCCTGAATCCGGATTTGGAGCCTACCGTCTTCCCCGCTGGCGGTAGGCTCTTCTAGTTTCCCTTTGCTGCGAGTCCCCGTCCTGCCACGAATATCCACTGGCAAGGATGCGAATTCCCAGGAGTGGGAAACACCACTCACAATACCACAAAAGGAGGTGTTTATGAGTCTTGAAGAATATAGTTCTTTTGATCTCTACCCCTGTCCAATATGCGGTCAACTGCATGACGAATTCGAAGAGGCCTTGATCTGCTGGGATGACTACAATGATACCACCACGATGACTATTTATCTCTGGACTGAGTTTCCGTTCAAGATGGCAGAGTTTAGCATGATCATGGCACAGGCCAGGGAAATTCGTGGAAGAGTCACGAGCTATACCACATGGGGATCCACAAATTTCTTGATAAGAACGTCAATTGTGGTAGAATCTAATTGACATGGTATCAAATACTTGTCACAAAGGCTCATTTGTGCTACACTATAACTAGGTAGAACTATATCTGGAAACGATTACAAAGAAAGGAGGTTGCAATGTTTCTTGAAGGACTTTGGTACGCATTCTGCTTATTTATTACGATAGCTTTGCTGGCATCTCTGTGGGCAGCCTTCAGCCAGCCCTATCATCGTAAATGATTCCTTGGTTGCATCCTACCCTAGTCCTCCTGGACTACGGTAGGCTAGAGCTAAGGAAGCTCTAAATTATCTAAAGGAGGTATCAAAATGGAAAACCGAAAGGCAGAGGTTACGGTAGATCCGTCACTGTTCAGTATGGTTGCAAGAACCATGTACAGCTCAGATCCTACCATAATTGTTCCAAGAGAACTTCTGCAAAATTCTGTGGATGCTTGCAAGAGAGCGGGCGTCATACCAGAGATATCCATGATCATAGAAACTCACTGGTCTTCTACAGAAGGTGAGAGTTGGACATCCATTGTTTGTGAAGACAATGGTTGTGGCATGGATCAGGATGAGCTGGTTGACAAATTCTTGAAGCTCGGTGCGTCTTCAAAACGTGGAGATAGCCAGTCTACCGGAAAGTTCGGGATTGCTAAAGCGGCAATCATGTCCGGTAAGGATTGGTCTGTTGAAACTAACGAAATAGCCGTAAGTTTTGAAGATGTGCGAGAAGGCAATCTTGTAAGAGATCTTCCGGAACCCAGAGTAGGAACCAGAGTTTATGTGATGCTAGATAGATATTGCTACAGCAAACAGACAATTGTTCGTCTGATTGAATCCTCAGAAGTAGATATCAAACTTATCCTCACGGAACGCTCCGATACCTGCTACAATATTGAACACTGTGGGCTTCTGGTCAATCCTCAGAATGAAGTAGTTCTTGTAGAAGACAAGTTGTGGAAAGGTACATCCATAGAAAAGCTTCCGTCAAACGAAGCAGATGGATATACTTTTGTTCGCTTGAATGGATTGACCCAGTTTGAATTAAAAGGCCACTGCTCGGAAAGAGAAACCAATCTTCTCATAGATATGTTTCCTTCTACCGCAGATCCTGGAAATGACGAGTATCCATTCACAATGTCCAGAGAAAATCTTCGTGGATCTAGCAAAGACAAGATCGACTCCTGGGTTGACGAGTGCAACAGAAATCCGTACACTACCGATTCCTTGCGAGAGGATCTTACCAACCAGGAAAAGCAGAATTTCATTCCAGGATATTCTCTGAGGGGCAAACGATCCAGACTTCATGGTGGAACTGAAGAGCAGGATAATGATCAAGATAACATTAGAGATTCGAAAATAGTAGATGCTCTAAGAAAGATCAAGAATTATCCCTACGGTACAGATGCCATGAAGTTTATTGACGAAAATGCCATCTCTCCTATAATTCGTCTTGACAGATATACGGTAACAGATGAAACCTTCCCTCGTGATTCTAAGATCATGCAGGCATGGGCTATGATGCTAACGTATGTAGTTGACAATGAAATAAAGTTCGGAGTTGGTTTGATCGGTGCATCTCTAACGACATCTCAGTTAGACACATCTTCCGGAATGTATTTCTTCTCAATCAATCCTGGCTTTGTCTGCTTTGAGAAAACTCCGTTCGGTAGAGCTTTGGCTATGTGGGGAATGGCTTCTCATGAAGCTTCTCATCTGCATATTCAAAACCATAACGAAAGTTTCACGATGGCAGAGTTGATGGTTCAGCATGAATCTGCGGATGATATCTATCCAATAGTAGCTAAGGTTGCGAGAATTCTATCCGGACCTGAGTTCTTCTAGGAGGGCAAGATGAATACTAAGAACGATAGCAGATATGAGTTTATACTCATCATGCTGGCTTTGATTCTGTTGTGCTACATCGGCTGTCTGTCGGTGCATCCATGAACGCATCAGACAAACCAGACCCAATTCTGCCAGCGGATCTGATCTACCGTGCCTTCAAGGACAAGCACACTGGATTGAACGGTATGCCAGTCCCACTCTATAAGATCGGTCTTGAGACCATTACCAAGAGTGAATATTTCCGTAGGGTACTAGTCCTCAAAGTAGCGGCTAAACGAGCCGAACGAGAAAGAGGGATTCAATGAGCGGTGTAGCAGTCATAGCAATAAGAAAACAAGATCTCGAACTCCTTATAGAAAGTCTAATGATGGAATCTACGGCATTAGGTCACTTTGTAGATAATAAAGTGGGATCTGCAAAATCAATCACTGATGCCAAGGATAAATTTCGAAGAAGTATATTTCTACGGCAGGAGTTAGAGTCCCAAAGAAGATTGTGGTTTATTGACTAGATATTCGGCCGGCGGAGTAGACGCAACGAGATTTTTACATCTCCTTTTTCGTAAGGACAGGGCAGGGCTGTCCTCGGCCACAATCCGGAATAAGCACGGAAGGGTAGCGTGCAGAAATCAGACTTCAATCTGGTTTTCTGACTTGATCAGTCATCTGGTTCAATTCCAGAATTCCGGTCTCGGTAGAACTGAAGACACGTGGAAATCGTAAGGTGTAACAGAGGTAGAAAAGCGGTATCCAATCCTGCTGAGTACATCGGCGACGGTAGGGATATAAGAACCCTCAACGTGAGCGATCCACGATAAAGGACACCAGAAGGTTCTACCGGACTTGATGCGGAAGTCTCTGACTCCAAGGAGCGGAGTATGGTGCGGTCTCTGACGAGAGACTTTTACTTGATGGTGTAATTTGCACACCGCATCAATTATATAAGAGGAAAAAAAATTATGTCCAAAAAGAAATCAAATTTGCGAAGAAAAGATCCACCATGTCTGGGATGTCTACATATGTCAGAATTAGTATGTGATATTTTAGGTATAGTGGATGAAGATTCACTGAAGATATGCAATAGAGCAGGTTACAAAGAAATTCGTAGTCTAAATAGTAGGACTGGACACTATCATGAGGGTGCTTACTGGACATCAAAAGATAGAGGATATGGACGTTAAATCAATTTATGTCGGGTATTGTTCCGTCGGTTCATTTGTGCTATTATAAGTGTAGGCGCATAATGCCACGAAACGACTATACCAAAGGAGGTTACTATGAATGATGATCCGAGTAAAGCATGGGATCGCTACTGCCAGCAGCAAGAGGATATAGAGCTCTGGGAGAGTGTTGTAGACGTTGGTGTTGTCATGCAGGAGAGAGGTATCGATTTCTCTCCCATAGATGCCAGTAACGACTTCATCTGGTTTATCAACGCCAAGATAACTGACTGCAAATTCTCCACCGACGTTATTACCGGAGAGCGTGTTTGCATCAACCACCCGACTCTCAAGGCTCCCTGGAACAGAAGTGATGGAGAGATTGACTTAGCTGCTACCGCTGATGCTGTTGTTGAAGCTATCTGTGTTGCTTCGGGACCTAAGACTCCACCTTTTCCTGAGAATTGGAGTTTACCTCAATCACTTCCGAATCCTCCAGATAACTACGATCCTGCCTAGACTTCCAATCTGTTACTGCTCCCCACCCCGAAAAGAGGTGGAGGGCAGGAAGGAGAAAGGAGGTAATTATAATGTCAAGTGAAATAACCAAACTCGAGTCTTATGATGTAGGCCACCGTATCGTAGTTATGGATACAGATGGCAAGACTGTTCTGGTGATTATCAGAGTAGCTAGATTGAGCAATAGAGAGGTCAATTTGGATATTAGTTTCTCGGACGGTAGAACGGTGGAGTTTATCCAACAATGGGATAACGGTAGACCAAATCTATCTCAACTGGTGATTGAAGAGATTGTCTCCAGTGTTACTAACGGATCTCTTACCGTTCAGTCTTCAACTCCTAAGTTGAATAGTGTGATATATCAACAGGAAATTATAGACTCCGACCGAGATCAGAATAGACCTCAATATGGTAACGATGAAGAACGACTCTGTCCAGACTGTGACTGACAGTCCTGGCTATGTAGGTCGTGATAAATTTGTCCAGCTCTGGGATCAGCCAGATGGCTATGACTATCTCATGGATCCCAAGCGACGTCGTCGAGAAAGGAGATTTACATCACGGGAAGAAGCTTTACGATACCTTCGGGAAGAAATGTACTATGCGACTGACGATATGCGATTCTTCTATTGGTTTCCATATTCTGATGACCTGCCATATCATATCTTAGACGGGTCGCCAGTCGAAAAATTGAAACCAAATTGAAGAAAAATAGGGCTTGCATTAGTCGTTCATTTGCTGTATAATGTATATGTAACTGGGGAGCGACACATTCTAACCCCGACAAAAATCTTGGTTCAAAACGAAAGGAGTTTCAAAATGGGTGACAATCCTGTTGTAACTGCTCCGGCTGTTGAGCAGAAAGTCGTAAAGGTAAAAGTGGCGAAACCGCCAAAAGAGGCCAAGCCGCCTCGCCTCGGTAAAGGTTGGACCGAGGAAAAATGGAAAGCACGTCTGGCCGAACTTACAGTCCCTGCAATTCCCGAGGGCTGGCTCAACATGGCCGATGTCTGCAAAAAATTCAACGATGCTGGAGTTAAGATCTCCCGTGTGGTTTCGGCCAGCGGTGGTGATCGGTGTGCTAACGAACCCTGGGACGCTGTATTCCAGGTCAAGTACGTGGGTGGACGTAAGTATCAGTCGCCCGACGTCCTGGTGAAGGGTATGGCTCTTCTGAACGACCCCACATTCCATCCGGTCGTGAGAATTGGTCGCAAGAAAGCCACCAACCCCGACGGTACGACCAAAGAACCTGCTCCTAAGGGAGTTAAGGTGAAGGTTGAAATGGACACTAATAAGTCCAAAGTTTGGGTTGCTCCGACCAGCGATAAGAAATAACTGCTCCACCTGCGTGATCCTGTATTAGTATCCCCACTAGCTGAATAAGCCGGTGGGGATACGCCATTCTAGAGGAGAATGGGACTATGATGGATAAAAAGACATCCAAGCATGATCTAATGGCAACCTACAATCTCTTAAAGGAAGAGGCCAAAACTAACTCCCACATTGAAGAAGGTAGGCTGAATAGGGCTTTGGGCATAGCCATGAGAAAAGAGTCGTATGAAAAATACTACACAACTTTTACAGGTTGCACATGTCCTGATCAAGCCAACAGATCTCAATTTATCTGCAAGCATCGCCTATCCTTCATGTTGGAGCATGGTGATGATATTAGCCTCATGCTATTTGAGGGAACTCCAATTTCTTAGGAGGGATTATGTTAATAAATGACGTTAAGAAAGGTATGAAGATCCGTACCAAGGATGGAATTACTGGTACGATGATGGATAATCAGAAGGGTATTATTAGAACTATACAGATTCCGATGATCTTTGATTCACGGCAGATGGATATAGGAAGCTGCTATGTTGATACCATCCGGTGGGTCATGGTGAAGAATGAATGGGAAAAAGTTGAGCTGTCTGAGGCTAATCGTAAACAGCTCTCCAAAATTCCATCAAGTTTTCGGTAGGAATAACCGCAGATTCAGGATATACTTTTGGCTGATTCTAATATTATGGGAAATAGTAATATGCTCAACCCCAAGGCAAGATGTCCGTACGGATCTGCCCCCTCCAAAAAGTACATTAGTCGCTACTGCCACGACTAATGACTGTCATAACAAACTGGATCCTCTCATATATAGTTTCCTAGCCGGTAATGGAGATAGAGGTATCTACGATGCGGCTCTTAGATGCAAGGATCCAGAAGTTGCGATAAAAGTAGAATGGGGGTTGGCGAAGAGAGATTATTTAGTTCTTCAGAGGTTGATAAAAAGACAGACTCCATGAAATTTATGGAGTCTTTCTTTATTCTCTTGGCAAGACTTTCAATTGTCCCTTCTTCCAGACCTACGGTTTCATCAACACATGGGTCCAGAGATTGCAGATATCCATATGCGTGATCACAACATATGTGTTCAGACTCTGTACAGTTGCGATAGTCAGGAGAAAGATCTCTTCTCCATAATCTTGAGTCACAGGGTCTACCGTTGTCTAAATCGAGTAATGCTTGCAGTATCGTCTGGAATAGTATTTGTCTAAGAAATTCCCCATCACAATCAGTTTCTCGGCGTAAACCTGATGATGGACTTATTCCTCTCATCAAGTACCATAGATCTACTCCAAGGTTGGGACTACCGTAGAATGGAGAGATCAGATCTTGATCTTTGAGGTCATGCAGAATATCCAGGGGAGAATTCCAGCAGTTCACAAAGTTGGTTATATCTGTATGAAACGTTACTGTTCCTGCGGCAGCATTCACCATTCCTCTATTAGTTATTATCCAACAATGAAGATAGTTTAGCCTGACAGATCTCTTTTGTTTCCAGTTCAGCATAGTGTTTTCCTCCTTGACAATAGCCTAAAATTGGCGCACAACAGGCATTTCAAATGGCTACTACGAACTCTACAATGCCCCTACAACGCTTCATTTTGTATACTGGCACATAATGTACACCTAAAATACTTATCAGTTTAAACAGAATTTATATCCCAATAATTCTATTCATCTTCATATCTGAAGTATATATCTTTTTCAGGATAATCTCTAAGAATCGGATCTCCAGTTTTACATGATCTGATTATTTCGGATCGATTTATTCCGGTAATATCTGAGGCATTGTATACTGAGCTATAGATGTATCCAGTTTCCATATTTATAACCTTCTTATACTCAGTAAATCCCGATGATCTTCCTTTTCTGCTCATATCCTGACCATTATCTTCATGAGTACCTTGAAATAGATGGGTAGGATTGACACACCAGGGATGATCACACTTATGACATACTAATAGAGTAGAATCAAAGCTCTGAATTGATAACTTGAAAGATAATACATGAGCTCTCACAACTCTTCCTTCATATCCGAAACATCCATATTCTTCCTTGAATGGTCCTATCCATTCCCAACAGTCATCAATTCCCTTTATGATAACTTTGGACCAGAATCTTTCTTCATCTTTCTCAGACAATGAAAATTTCATTCGTACTCCACGAATCTAAAGTACAAGAAATCCAAATCTGATATGATTCTAGGGTGGACAAATTCCACATCTCCGTAACACGACCATTTTACCCAACGTGGAGGAACTCCTGTGATCCTACCGGCAGCTTCAACACTGTCAAATATCCTGCCATTGTTGAGACATATTACAGGAAATCCTGTGTATATCAGAGATCTTACACGATAGGAAGCCTCGTCATCGTATTTGATGACCTCTTCACGAGTTAATTCCACGGTAGGATAGAAGAATTTGCACTGAAGTTGCCAGCATGACTTTTTGGAATTGTAGACTTTTCTAAATTGAGCATTGAATAATCTTTCATATTTCATTGAATGAGATGCAATATGTTTAGATAATGACTTATTGTCCATAGTCCAGGGTTCATCGTTATACTCTTCGTGCTCTTTGTATTTATTTCCTACCACCAGATTTAGATAGTCAACTGGAATCCACAAATCAACTCCAATTTTATTTTCGTCCATCAATTCCTTGATCAGACAAGATATGGTATACACTCTGGAAGACCACTCTAGCTTCGTTATGCCGCTATCCCGAAGATATTTTCTTTGAGACCATTCTTCAACTTTCAGTTTCTTTACGACTATTACCTGCGGAATGGATGGAATTATTGGATTTTCAGTATTTTTCAAATAACTGCTATACCATTCAAATTCCATGTCACTACCACATTTCTTCAACCATTTCTCGCAAACATTCACTATATCCATGTAGAATAGTTTAAGATCCAAGGAAGCACTATCAGGACCGAGATAAATTTTTCCGGTAGTAGTGCAGATAACTCTCCAGTCTCCGTCGGGTCTTCTCACCCATGATCGCGGATTGACTCTCTTGGAAAGTTTGTCTCCTCGTAACCACTCAGAGTAGTCATGACCTCTTTGGTTTCTTATCTTAGTCATACAACATCCTTCCCTCCCAAGGCACTACCCTGGGAGGGATTTGGAACCGGCTAGACCGTCACTCTATTTATTTTTGCTGGCGGCAGCTCTGGCCTTTTCTTCTTCCGTAATATGAGTTTTGCGGAAGTAGATGGTGGTTTCTTTGGCAGATGTCTGACACTCCAGGCGAATGCCCTGCTTGCGATACTTGGCCTGAGGTCCGTTCTTACCGTTGCGAATGTAGCGGGTGATGCGTTTGATTTCCGGACCGTCCAGGATTCCTCCCAGTTTGTACCATTTGTCAAACGGCATGGGATCCAAGTACTCCCACAATTCATTGTACTCTCCATGTGGCCTGAGTTCAACAGGCGGAGCTTCAACCTCTTCAAATGTGAATTTTGGCATATCGTTTAATCCTTTCTTTTCAATTATGGTTGCCCTACAATTTATTATAGCACAGGCGAGCTACTTTTTAATCATTTTATTTAGTCAGTTTAGTAAAGTGATTGGTATTTTCCTCAAGATATTCTTCAACATGAGCCAGTCTATCCTCAACGGTAGGAACCCATCCGGAAGGAGACTCGGGAGATGGAGATGCTGATAAAGATGGAGATGAAGATACTGAGGAGGATGGAGATGAAGATGGGGAAGATACGGTTGGTTCTTTGTAATTTATCCAAGAATACAGATCTTTCTTGGATAGGGTAGATATGTTCAAATCAAATCCATTATTGGGATATTTTCCGTTGGGAACTTTTATAGTTCCTCCCGAGAACTGCCAAAATACAGGATCTACAGTCATTCCCATCCGGTTAGGTATTCCACTCGGTAGATATTTGGATCTAACTTCTTCCCATGATGCCACAACTGAAGGTGCGGTATAGCTGGCTAGATATGTTCTGACATTGGCAGCTTGTAGATTAGGAGCCCACTGAGTAAACATATTAGTTCCATCCGTATTCATGTAAGAATTTATGAACCAAGGAGCAGAATAGACAAAGATCGGTACGGTACGAATTTCGTGAGCTTTCATTCCGGACCATAGATGCTCAACAAGCATCTTAAAGCTCGAGAATATCCAGTTGGAGGAAATGATCTCTACATTTTCCAATTTTCTATTTCCGTTGAGAAGTTCAAGATATTGGTTGTAATATCTCCAATATCGCTCAAGATCGAGAACTATACCATAGTAGAGTTTATTGCTGAGAACTTCTGCCAATTTCATATACTCTAGATCTTGTTTGGGTGGAAGATTTCTGAATCCATCCAGGGTATAATCTGCATGTAGTCCCCATGCTCCGCTATTGCAGAAGATATATGCTAGAGCCGGAATACCTGCTTTACACATTCCATCTACATTTCCTGCAAAAGTTTTATCATGCCATAAAGATGGGTCAACTTCTTCCAGAACTTCTGCACATTTGGCAATGCCAAATCTGCAATATTTGGATAAGTATTGCCAGTCAACGTCAGGTTGCCAGTGACTGACATCAGGTCCTATAGGATTATCTCCATAAATTCCCATAGCCTGTATTCTTCCCGAAAGTTTCGACAGAGGAGATTGATTAGTTCTTCTCTGAACTTCCTGTCGATGAAGTTGGTACATTTCTTGGCTCGTAAACATCATCTTTCTCCAATCTTATCATGAATAATATGGTAACTCCCTTGGCATCATTCTTTGCGAACAAGTTCATGATCATATCGTGCATAGCCACTTCGGATACCTTGGGAATCTCCACGATGCCGTTGCTGAATATGGTTCTACCATCTTTGGTGTTGATCAGGTAGGTTATGAAATATCTTCTCTTATCTCCGTTATTGCTGCTCATGTTAGATCTATTTCTCCTGTTTTCTCCAAATATTCGATTATAAGATTCTCTGCTTCCAAAGCATTCTTTGGATACTTATTTCCATTACCTACGGTACGACATTCGGCTAGAAGCTGCTTTACCTCCATCAGTACTTCCACTGAGGGATCCATCAAACCTGAACCAGGAGTCTTCAGCCACATTTTCCATTTGAGAGAAGATATCGGATCACCATCCTCGGCTACACCTGCCATGATCAACATCATGATCGCATCACCCAGTTCTTCTTGAAGTTTTTTATTATTTACTTCTTTGTGATCATCAGGATTGTTACGAACCCATCCGCCCATCTGAGCTAATTTTATCTCATAAGCTTCTGCAATCTCGGTATGAGCCCACATCATAGCTTCCTGAAAATTGGGTTTCTTGAGTTGCCTCAACTCCCAGTACTTCTTAATCATTTCAGTTAAAGAATCCATATACTACTCCTATTAGCTTTACCACAGCCCAAACTATGAGAATGACTAATGCCCAAGATCCGATCAATCCGAATGACCAAACTAGACAAATATCCCAGCGAAAATTCTTCATGAAAACCTACCTTGCACCAACTAACAAAACCGAAGCAAAATAGGGTACTGTGGCATTCTAAATGCCCCTACGAGGCACTACAACGTTCGACAACAAACGCCCTACGTTTACCCATACTAGGTCGCCTTGGGCAAAGAATTACAGAACTATAATAACCTTCTCATTTCCTTTGAAGACTTGATCTTAGACTTACTTTTCTTCTTGCCAGGATTTACGGGAATATGATGATAAGGATTGCAACAGACACTAGTCTCACAAGTATGCACAAGATCAAATCCATGAGGAATAGGTCCAACGGTAAGCTCATAAGCGAGTCTGTTACCCGCCATGAGCTTACCGTTGACTGCTACCGAGCCTATTCTGGTATGACTTCCACTCCAGGATATCCAAGGCCAACACTTGTCCTTATCCTGGACATAGATGTGTCTCCAAAATCTACGGATTTCCTGCTCGGTCATCTGGATCATTTTGCTACGGGATTTACCTCGATCAAAAACTTTTCCATAGATATTTCATCATATCCAGGCTTGGATCTATTCCACATGAAGATCCTTTCTCCTACCGAGAGGAAGACTGGAATTACCAAAGCATAATTCCAACCTTCGTTGTTGGCAACGACTTCGATATGCTGGAGAAGATCCAGTACGGGATCGACTACTTCAACAATCTTATAATCTTTCTTTTCAGGAACTGGTGAATGATTCATTTCTTGTATCCTTTGGAGGAAAAATATCCTAGAATGATTATGAATATTACCATTAGACAGACTAATCCCAATGGTAGAAACCAGTCAGGAATGTAATACCAGATGTTGGGATTTCCACCGCCAGTATCTGGTAAAGTTTCTACAGCATTACCGGCATCATCACCTTTCGGACCAGCTTTTCCTCCCTTACGAGGAGGAACCTTAATGCCATCAATCACGGTAGGAGTGGTGACTGGTTCTACCGTATCCGTCGGAGATGGAGGAGAAACTGTATCTGTAGGAGGAATTGCTGTCTCTGTAGGTTCAGGTGGTGGAGGACAATTCACTACTGCCATGCCGAGCAAGGCTAAAACAAATATGAGTACAAATGAAACTCTTAACATATTACTTTCCCCATTCTGTGTGAAATACACACTCTTCTTTTCTTTTATCTTCTCTTAGCCAGCCACGTTTTTGATCAATGGCTGGATGACGTAAGGCTCCGGTAGAGAATCTTACCTTACCGTAGACTTTCATTACACGACCCATGAGCTGATCACGATTTGCCCAGACCCAGGCTCTCAAACCATCATCAAATCCACCTCCTACAGTACAGACTGGTGTTAAAGAACCGTTGATATAAAGACCGCCAATGATGGATCCCAGGGTTCCGTCAAGTCTATTCTTGCCTTCGTTAAATCCAATTATAACATAGTCCATGTCGACTTCTTTCTTCATTCTACCGAGGGACATTCCTGGGGAAAGAAAGTCACTTTCCTTCTTCCAGACAATTCCTTCGAATCCATCCTCAATATTTACCATGGAATTCCAGATCTCATCAAATTCCTCTAATTTCCAGTTGTTTATTGCCATAAAAATTTGACCGAGATTTTTGCCTTCTCTCTCAATGAAATCTGCTATCATAATATTTCTAGCACTAAGACAGTGAATACTTACCACTATTCCATCAATCTCAAATGCATCAAATATTATAAATTTTCCTTTTCTACCAGGTTTCTGAGACCAGTTTGTTCCGTACATCCATTCGCACAAGAACAGAGATGTACCCCTATAGTCAACATTCTGAGCAAGACGAATGTCACCACCTGAGGTCATTACTCTCATTATGCCATCGCAGAAATCAACAAGAGTAAACCAACCGTCATATTTGAGTTGAAATGTATCATAAGTAAGTGAGAGATGGATCAGATGCTGTATGGATACATCTGGTTCTATATCTTGCATAGACATCTTGTATGTCCCCAACAGTTCTCTTAACTGATCTTCAGTTCTCATTTTAGCATCTCCAGCATTCTCTTGAATAACCTCATGGTAAGCATAGCATCAACATGAGCACCATGTAATTCATCTCTGCTATATTGTATTCTCAATGATTCGCAGGCATCTGATAGAGTTAACCATCTCTTTGATCCAGTAACGTATTGAAGATACTGCATTACGTCGATGACCAGGACAGGAGCCAGATATCTCTTCAACTCTTTGAATCTGTAGGAGGATTGGTTCAATACCCTCAGATCAAAATGGACATTATATCCTAACACAATATTTTCTCCGACGAGCTTACCGGTTATATATGACCAGAAGTAGCGAATATCTCTGCATCTTACCACCATCTCATCGGTTATGTGGTGGATATGAGAGACCTCTTCCGATATAGGATCTACCGGTTTTATCAACTCATTGAAGATAAGTCTCTCATCCCACGATACCACAGCCAATTGGATAACCTCAGCCTGAGAATCAATTCCGGTAGTCTCAGTGTCTATGAAAACTATTTTATCCGTATTGAGATAGAAAGGAATCATTTGCCCTCCTTGCTAGGCGGGGCATTCGCATAAAGTGCTTTCTGTTGATCTTGTGCATCCTTACGAGTAGGATGAGTTCCATAAACTTTTCCGGTATCTGGATTATAGACTATCCATTTTCCTGTTTTTAATTTCTTAATATTATATGGCATGATAATATCCTCGCTATAGGAATGAAAAATTATGAGGTGTGAGGTCAACTGATCTTATCCATTCTCCGGTATTGCAAGAATATGCAATCATAGATCGGTATAATCCTGTACTGGTAGAAGCTTCATTTATAGAATTGAATATATCTCCTGTAACATTATCTAACACTTTCTTTCTTTTTCCTCCGTTATGATGAATTTTTCCTCTGGCTCTTCCTTTACTAACCATATCCTGACCATTATCTTTTTGGGTTCCCGGAAATAGGTGATTGGGATTAACACAACAAGGATTATCACATTTGTGAAGAATACCTTTTCTTTCTGGTATAATTCCTACATATATTTGATATGATATTCTATGAGCATAATCTCTATAACCTCTGAAGTAGAATTGACCATATCCTGCTCTAGTTCTGCCACCAGACCATTCCCAGCACTCATCGTCATCTTTCCTCACAAATTTTTGCTCGAAATTCAAAACGTCAATAACTAAAATATCATACATTTTATTAGTCATTTCCTCCTTTATTCCCCATGTTTAGAGTTATCATTGCCGAGAACTGTTCAGATGCAGATGAATTTTCATTGAAAGCTTTCATGACTATAGCCTGAAGATTTTCTACAGCCTCTGCTATATATTTCTGATCTGGCAATTCGGCTAGAAACAGGGCTTGAGCTATCATAGAGGCAATACCGATCATACAGATATTGCCATAGCAGTTGTCGGAAAGAAGTTGTACTCTCTCCAGAAGTATTTCTCTGGACTCAATAAATATATTCATGGATTTTACCATGTCTTCAGGAGATATTCCGAAGGAAGCTCCTGCATCTACCCATTCTTGCTCTAGATTCTTTCTTTCGAATTCGTTCATTTTAACTCCTTACTAACAGATTTGTTACAGTGTCCCCGGTGAGACTCGAACTCACAACCTACAGATTAGAAGTCTGTTGATCTATCCAGTTGATCTACAAGGACAAACCGGTTACTACGCACTTGACAGCCTATGCACCGGAAACAGTCAGTTGGGCATTAACCTAAGTATTACACTTAGGATTTAACGAGTTAGGGCAGGCATCTGGAAACATCTGTATGTTGATAGAGTCCAGTATTTCCTGATTGAGATCATTGACATCAGTTATCGGTAGATAGAGAAGACTAATAAGACCAGGATTCTTGGTGACGGCAGCAAGACCTACAACTATAATCTTGTATCCATTTCCCGGAGATTGTAGAACCTCCTTGAATCTTTCTGCCAATTCATTGCTTACTCTGAAGGCATAACCTGAGGATCCTTCCTTTAGCAAATGTCCAGTGGAATTGGCAAACATTACCGTCTTCTGCCCCTGTCCAGACTCCCAGAAATAAGCCCATCTTCCTAGTACTTCGCTGCGCATGGCAAAGTTACCAGGAACTCCCGTTCTTATGGCTTCAACTGCTTGCTCAATTTCTGCCTGAGATACTGCTCCTCTGGACTCCAGAAGTGGCTTGATTATAGGAGCACCAGCTCTTTCGACTTGAGTAAGCCCCTGCGAGCTTTCCTGAATGGCGGCACAACCTGTCGAAAGTAACAGGGTGATTAGCAGAGCTAATCTGAATACAAATGACACGTATTGCTGAATCATATTAAGTCTCCCTTTTGTTGCTTGGAATTTTGAATACCCACCTTCGGAAATCATCAAGAGTTTCAAACCCATGTTGTTTTCCTTGGTATGATGCCACGAAATATCTTTTGCCGTCTTTTCCTGTAACTCGGACAGGGTTGAATAGAACTTCTATACTTTCACAATATCTTTCCAACTGACGTTTTCCCAACCTTTTCTTATGACTCTTCATTATGTCTCCATACCCTAGTCGTTTTTATCCGGTATTATTTCAAACCTGTTTGGCTACAATTTTAGTGTAGCACTAATGAAGGTATTTTGCAATCATTTGAGTTAATCAATTTTTGGTCGGTTTACATCTGGTCTCTTATCTTTATTTCTCATCATGAAACCTAGATATGAACTGCTAACTCCATACTTCTTTCCCAAAGTATAGTAACTAATTCCTCCCCTAGAATATTCTTCAAGAATTTTCTCCAGCAAATCTTTGGATAAGGTAATAGATCTAAATTTTCTGCTCATGTCATCCATGTTATCCTGGTCAGTTCCCTTAAATAGATGATTGGGATTACAGCAAGAGTGATTATCACATTTGTGAAGAACGCATAGATTATCATCTATATCCTCTACATACCATTCATATACTATTCTATTGCATCTAGCCATTTTCCCGTTAACTCTGAATAATCCGTATCCGTCGGTATTAGTTCCTAACCAGTTCCAACAATCATCAATTCCCCTAATATCTACTTTTCTCCAGAATCTATCCAGATCATTCTGAGTCATGTCTATCATATCTAATCTCCTACATGCGTACTCTGAATCTAATTTTAGTCATATCTTTTCCAGTGCTGGCAGAGAACTTCTCATCGAATTCAGCGTTAAAATCCTGCTCGAGACGAGATCTGAGAGTAGATAGATGTCTACCGAGAGCAACTGCATTTCTCCATTTAAAGTCATTTCTTTGTGCAGATGCTATGCCTTGCAAGTATTGATATAATTCTTGATATGTATGCCATTGTTCTGCCTCATCTGGTCTTATTGATATCCATTCCTCAAGAAAAGTTATTGCCTGAGAAGATTCCTTCAGCTGTCTTAGCTGAGCATCCACCATGCTAAGAAGTCCAAGATTTAGTTTCTCTCCATCTACTGCGGTAGATGTTCTTATTCTGGCGCAGAATACATTAAAGTCAACCAACCTACTCTTGGTGGGAGGAAGAACTACTCTATTTTTCTTCAGATTAACAATTACATCATTCAGTTTACGCATGATATCCGCCCAGATAGCCGGACCGAATTCTCGTATCTTTCTCTGTATGATATGTTCGGCTATGGGATTTTGTAGCTGTGCCATTTCAAGAACCAACAATCTGGAGAACAAAGTTTCATCACTGAATGGCATATTGACTGCGGTACATGCCACAAAACATCTAGGAATGATTGTGTGTTTGGCATTAGTCTTATATAGTTCTCTCAGCTCTATATTATTTCCCGTGGCTAGTTTATTAAGAATATCTACCATCCACCAGGACCCTGACTTCTCAAGATTGTCCAATACTAACAGTCTGTGAGATGCTATGCTGGCTCTGAAAGCATCCTGCTTATCGGTAGGAATACCCAATACATCGGCGTCGGGATTTTCAAATATTCTAAGAACTCTTCGTATAGCTGTAGTCTTTCCGCTACCGGCAGCTCCTAACATGCTGAGAATAGGTTTCGTTGGCATCAATTCCTGGAAGAAGAATGCTAGAAGCCATGCCTTCAATAACTCACGTTGCTCCTCAGGCTGAGACGGGGCTTCTATAGAGGATGTAAATGACAGATCATTAACTAGATAATCCCACGCATCTATACGAGGAGCTGTAAAATCTGGAACCATATACTTGCCATTTTCATTGGTTATGAACATATAACCACATTCACCGTTATGACTTATTTCTACCTCATCTCCATCTAAAATATATACCTCAGGTCCTCCAAGATTTATGAATAATTTTGCACTCTCATCACTCCAGTAGGATCTATTCTGAACAGGAATTATGGGAGCTTCTCTGACTATTCTTAATCTCAATTCAGTAGTTACCAGTCTACTAAAACTATCGCACGGATTCATACCGAACATGCCGTTTAGAATAGATTTCCAGAACTCTGTTCCTTCCTGAGTTACGGTAAAATCCTTAGAATTATACCAGTAAGCATCATTGAAGTCAGTCTGAAATAGTTTACTACCCTCATCATTAAGAATACTCCATATCGTATTGCTGGCTAATCTGGCATTATCCAGCGGAGACTTTCCTGACGTATATCTAATCTCATCTATTTGTGCTACCGTATCTGGAGTTCTCATGCTGGAGGCTAACTCGGTTAATCTCTGCATGGCACTTACGGGAAGCATTTCTCCTAGACCCTGTCTACCTCTTACACTTTTTCCTTCGCTCAATTTCTGAAACGTAGAATTTACTGTTTCATCCCTATTGTAGGGATCATCATCTCCAGCGGCTACCACAATCTTAGCAACGAGTTCTCTTACAGCATCTACACCCCATCCCTCGTGAGCAAGAAAACCGCTGAGAAACAATGCCATCTCATGGCGATTTCCTGATTTCCAGAATGGAGTAAGTAGCTGAATTAGTTGATCTGCTGCGGTAGGACCGGCTTCCGATACTACGGTAAGAGAATCCAAGGATGCACGAGACTGAAGAGATAATATGGGATCAAATTCAGGACCCTCTTCCCAACCATTGAAGGGATCTACGAACTTAGATCTTCTCTCAGTTCTAGCATGTATGCCCAGAGGAATCTTTAGAAGACTTCCCTTAGGACGAGCTTTGGATAGTTTGTCCTGTTTAGGAAAACATTCCACATGAGAGTCACCGATAGAAGAGTGACCCTCACGTTCTCGTATAGCATCAACTATCTTCTTAGCTTTGAAAGCTGGAACAGGTATATCAAGAAATACCAGAACGTGATATCCTTTTCCTCCAGAGAATTCTACAGAATAAGGAACACGATCCAAATGCTTTATAATTGATAGAACTATGGCTCTTGCAACAGTTATATCTGTGCTATCTACATCCCAACCTATCCATTTTACTGCATCAGATCCCATCAGTAACTGGTAGGATCCTAGAATTATATTTCCCTCAAGATGATTATGTATGTCGTTTAGACTTAACGACACCTCAATGGGAGAGTAGTAAATATCTTTCTCATGCCTGTTGCATCGTGCATGATAAGGATTTCCTCCGAATATCTCGAGAAGTAACTCTTCAACCTTCTGTGTGTTGGTTATCATCAGGATCCTCTGCAATCCAGAAAAGAAAAGATGTTGGCATTTTCTCGAAATACTCCCCGAGAGATATTATCTGCCCCTCCATCCCACAATAGGGGCATCGGTCATCGGTAGGAATAGTAACAAAGATGGAGAAACAGAAGGTGCAGATTACCATCATTCCTCCGAGTCTTCGTCGTCTATATCCTCAAATTCTGCATCTATGATATCATCTTTTTCTTCTGGCTCTTTCAGCCCTGCCTGTTCATCATGAATGAATGCTTGGAGAGGAATCTCTTTATCCTCCAGCAATGACTCTTTTGGAATCTTAAACATTTCTCCGTAGGAAGGTCCAACCTTGGCATCAGTAGCGAACGGTATACCCACCAGATCAGGAACCTGCATAATGGTAGATATATTCTTCGCATTGTAGATTATCTTATCCCAAGGAATTTCGGTAATAGTTTCGTCGTGTACAAGACTGACAAGAGATGATCCTGGACTGTTCCCTATAATCCAATCAGTAACTCGTATAGCCGCAATTGACAGAAGGTCTGCACAACCTCCCTGAATGAGAGCGTTACAACCCTTGTAGCAATCTATAGGATTATCCTCTCTCCATATACGACCACTCCAGTATTTGACATATCCATCCATCTTGCAAGAATTTATGACCTCTGACATCCAGGGCTTTATTCTAGGAAACTGCGCCCAATATTGATCAGTTACCCTTGAAGCCTGCATTCTGTTCATATTCAATTTGTACATTAAACTACCGATTGTCATTCCATATATTAGCATGTTGTTCACATCTTTCGATGTGCATGGACTATACCTTCAATTTGGTAAATCTTCCACTAGAGTCTACGCAACTGTGATTAAGTTGATGACAACTTTTGCACAAGAGAGTAAGATTGGAGACGTCGTTATTTGCATGATCTCCATCCTCATGATGAACACACCATAAGTTAGTCATCTCAGGATCTGCAATTATTTCAGTCAAATCCTTTCCACAATATTCGCAGTTGAACTTTTCCATGGAAGACAACTTTATTTCGCGGAACTTTGTTACTCCGCCTTTCCAGTTGTTGTTGAGTTCTCCTGACTGATATCTACCAGTCATTCCTGTATAGGAAGAATCCGTAATATATCGTGGAAGACTACAAGTTTTACAGATAACTTGCCAATATCTTACTGGTTTGAATTCATTTCCGCATCTTGAGCAAATAGCTGACTCGGGAGCTTTCTGATGGACTACTCTGCAGTTAGGACAATTTTTCACAGTTTGATAAGAAGGTACGAACATCTTGCCACATTTTCTGCATGATATTTCAGGGAATTTTCCATCAGAATCTAGTTTCATAACTTACCTCATGCTCGCTTGGTTATACCGATTGGTATCCCAGACCGTAACCGTTCTGGTTACGCTGTGAGTCTCTGAACCATTTATTCTCATTCCTGAGAATTCTGGCTGCTGATTGCCATGCGACTTGTCGTTTAGGTTTCCAGCAATTGAGCGAGTTTTATTTTGGCCTGACTTTACAGGTTGACCAAAGCTTATCGTTTTAGACCACTCTCTGTGAACTTGATTCATGTCATAACCACAATCACCCCAGACCTTCAATGCAATTTCCAGATGGACATCTTTACCTGCCAACAAAGCATCCAACATGAAGGGATCTCTGGATAGAACTCCAAACATTCTCATTTCCATCTGCTTGTAATCTATGCTTAGGAATAGCATACCCTTTCTTGGGATGATAGCCTTTCTCATGTTATACTCATCGGTTCTTTTCACCGAGCCGGTATATACTGATTGAGTAAACCTACCGCGAACATTAGAGGCTACATTCTGCAGATTTGGTTTGGAGGAACTTAGTCTACCGGTTCTTGTACCGGTGATATTGAAGCTGGTATGCAATACTTCATCGTCATCTATCTGATCTAACCATTTGAGATAATTACGTCTCAACTTATCCGCTTCTCTTAGTGCAGATATCAATTCACCAAGGGGATGATGGATTTTTTCGGTGAGAATAAATGTAGCTGTGCAAGTTGACTTATACTTGCCAGCATCAGCAAATCTTGATCTATCCACACCATCTGCATCAGCAAATGGATTCTTGGGTTTGGGAATTCCTAGACCTGCATAGATTGCGTTACTAAGTTGCTGAGGACTACGCCAGTTGAACTCGTTACCGCACGAATCCCATAGGGTTTCCTCCATGGTTTGAATATGTTCATGCAATCTGTGCTCAGCCCAATCTGTAAAATCTACGTCGAGACTAACTCCATGTTCCTCTGCATCGTACAGAGTTTTTATGTAGTTCATATCCTTCCAGAATAAATCTTCCAAACCTATTTTGCATAAGGTGGGAAAAAGTTTTTCGGCAAGTTGATAGGTGACCATACAGTCATTGGCGCAGTACGCACTTACTAGATGAAGAGGCCAGTCCCATATTTTGGTTCTTGCAGGTCCTTGATCAACAAAAGATCTCTTGGATGACGATCCCAGAAATCTTGTTTCAGCATCTTTCAGATTCTTCTTATATCTACTGTCTAACAGATGGATCATAACGGTAGTATCCATTATAGTCCAGCCACCCGCACGAGGATCCATCTTCATGAAGTGAAGATCGAATTTGGAATTGTGCATGAGTATGGTGGTATCAGATGATAGACTGTTTACTGCATTGATTACATCTATTCTGTCTTTGTCATCAAGAGTGGGAATATATCCTATCTTACCGTTGGATTTGCAGAAGAATCCAACTCCTATGATGTGATTTTGCCACGGATTGAGTCCCGTGGTTTCCGTATCCAGTGCAACCATTCTACCCTCACAGGACATCAAATCCTGGATGGTAGCAATATAATTATGATCTACGCTTAGAACAGGATAATCGTCATCCTGTATTCGAGCCAGCTGAGTTATCGGGACAATTTCGTCCATCTGTAGTTTCCTCCACATGAGTTATTATGACATCCACCTGAACTAATTTTGTTTCATGAAGTTCTATCTCACGACCACAATTTTCACAGGTGAATTGATGAAGTTTTCCTCCGCATATTATATGCTCGGAATCGCAATACCTACATTTCAAAACAATCATTATTTCGTCATCCTTTCTTAATCTGACATTATTCTTCAGCAGATTGTAGCTCATTTGCAACATTTTGACGGTCCATCCTAACTCATAATTTTCACGAGTATAGTCAGACAGTGCTTCTCTAACATTACCTATGGCGGATTCCAATTCTTTTATTTCCGTTTCTTTTCTATCAACCATATATATCAGATCTTGATAGGATTTTATAGCAGACTCAGGAATTTCTCTTCCGTCTGCCATCAATGCACAAGTATCGTGTATTGCTTCCTTCAGGTTTTCTTTCATTTCTTATTCTTCCATATACAGGGACGATCTGTTCTTGAATGATATCCACAATCCTCACCTCTTTCAAAAGGAGCTTCCAATAAGACTACACCGTATTGATTGGTCAGTAGATCTTTTATTTTTTTCATCACTACCTGCCACTCTCCTCTTTGGGCTTCGCAGCACATACGTTGAGCATACATTCTTTGAAGTGTGCTGAGAGCTGCTCCAAAGAATACACTGGTCATAATATTGGTAGGAAGAATTCCTCTTGCCTCTTCAGATGAAACTCCTGCGTATAGCAATTCTTCATAGGCATCTATGGAGTCTATTACTGATTTTTTGTACTCTTCCAACCTTACCGGAATTGATGGGTCCAGGATTTCCTTCCCCACAAGAACTCTGTAGACATCTTTAGATCCCAGAAATCTCATAGATTGTTGTACGAAAGATGCTCCTACCCTAGTACGAACCAGTTGATGAGTAAATGCTCTGCTAACATTGGATATCAGGAATACGAAATACTGCATCTCGAATGGAGTTTGTAATTTCGTTGAGTTGAGATCCTTGATAGCCATAACAACTTCTTCGTCGGTAATATCGTCATTGGTGTAGATGCCACTATATCCACGAGTGACTTTACCGATGGTCTGTAGAGGTTGCATCGGTCCATCAATAAATTCAACGGTAGCACAAGGATTAGAATGAAGTTCAATGATGAACTTATGCTGTCCAACCTTCCATTTGATCTCCTCTATACAAGTCATAGTATCATTCCTTATCTACGAATCTGAAGTTTGAAATATGTCCAAGAGTTACGTTATCTCTTCTGCACGACATGGAGATGGCGGTACAACTTACTCCAGTAATAATTGAGGCTTCCTTTACAGATTCGAATATAATTCCGGTATTCATGTCAAGAACTCTCTTTGCTCTGTTAGATTTCTTTCCAAGATGAGAAATACTCATTCTTTCTCTTGAGTCATCTGATATAATTTTTCCTACCAACTCATTTCTTGTTTTTAAGGAATGATTAAAAGATATGAATCCTCCACTCTGAAGATTGAATCCATTCGGATGGAGTGAATTGTATTTTAATATGTAGAGTCTTTCCATCTCATCAAGATGATCATAAAATCTTACATCCTTAGCTATTAGTATATTTCTCGATAGAAGAGTATGAATTCTATTGCTCAATTTTGCTTGAGTTTGACCGATGTAAGACTTTCCTGTGCTAGTATTGTAGAATCTATATATTATTCTAGTCATAATGTTCTTCCCCTACTGTCACTATATCCCAGAACTTTTCCAAATCTTTTGATCGGATATTGTATCATTTTATTCCAATCATATCGGGTCGTGAAGGTTCTATTGGAACTTCCCATCGTTATTGAAGTGACGATATCACCATGAAGACTGGCAAACTCTACCAAAGCTTCATATAATCTTTCATCTCTACCGGACTTTTCTTGACCACCATCTGAGTTACCAGTACGAGCAATAAATGGATTATGGGTCAAATTAATATCAATTTGAAGATTACCTATTGCATAACCCGACTTCCATAGTCTTGCTCCAAATTCCCTATCCTCCAGATATTCTAGAGTCCATGGACCTATTTCTGCCATGACTGCAGTACGAGCCGCCCAGAGCTGCGCTCCGCATGGAGAAAGAACAAAATTCTTAGTTGACTGTAATTTCTCTGACCAATGGAAATATGCTCGTGATGAGCTGGCAATTGTACCGAGAGTTTGATTGTCAACAACTTCCTTTACCATAGCCTCAACAATCTCAGGACGGTAAGCAAGATCATCATCACTTTGAATTATGATATCGAAGTCATGGACAATAGCATACTGAGCAATACAGTTTCTAGCCGGAACTAGACCATAATTTACATTTCGCTCCAGTATCTTAACCTTGCTGGAGTTAGCATGAACTTCAGCACCCTGCGATACCACGATAACTTCATCGCAAACTTCAGCAAGAACGTCAGCAATCTTACCGGATGTGTTACGCAGTCTGGTCGGTATACCGCCTAGAATTCTCATTCACGATCCTTTCCCAACCAGTTTTCTTCTTCCATCATCATGAGAGCAATATTCGCATAATTATGCACATCCACGAATAGATTTCGTAAACTCTTAGGATCAGCACCCTTACCGCCATCTCCGGTAGATAATACCATCTGCCTCAGTCTGGCTATTGCTCCTACTAACTCTACGCTGGCTCCTAGAACACCAGTCTCAACTATAGCATCTCCATATTCCTGATTCTTCTTGACGAATACTGCTGTTGCTCTACCGCATTCCATATTGAAGTGCATTCTTCTTTCGTCCATTTTTACTCCAGATATTTTTCCAGATCTATATCAGTGAATTTATTCACTATTTTCACATTGCCATTCACAATGTTTTGATTATAGTTATGTCTTCTAACGAAAACTCTGAATCCTGAATTGGCTCCTCTGAGAATCAAACCAGGATCGTCCTCGAGAAGTATAATCTTTTGATTGCTACCTTTTCTTAGTTTATCAGCTAACAATAATCTTGGTTCTGCTGTTATGATTAATTTATCTATACAAAGTTTGTTATCCTCTATCCATTCCCATGTGTCAAGCCATATTCTCTTATACTTGTCCGCAGGTCTAGCGGTAACTGCTATGATATAGGCGTCCAAATCCTTCAAACTTTCCAAGAGAAGTGCTGCGTCAGGATATACCGGAATATTACGATATCCTCCACTTCGTTCAAATTCATCTTTAAGCTCATAATAGTCTGGGAATCTCATGGAAAGATCCGTGTCCATCGCCAAAGAAGTTTCGGGAATTTCGGTAAGAGCCGTAACTCCTTTGTTCATAATGAAATTCATGAAAGCCCATCTCCAGTTTCCAACAGTTCCATCTAGATCAGTTATCACAACAGATCTATCTTTTGGAATCTCAGCAAATTCTTGATCATATCGTAATTTAAGAATGTCATTCTTTTGACCGACATAGAATAGTAAATCCTCTGCAGTGAAACCCCACAATTCCCACAGAGAAAAAGCGTATTTTGTCAGATCGGCCAACTCCATTGCCATGGAAACTTTGTCGAATCTTCTTGGAATATCAGATTTACGATGACGTTTCCAATTTATTTCCCGAAGAACCTCATCAACTTCTGCTATCATTCCTAGAAGATATTTTTCAGTCCAGTGATCCTTGTTCTCGAATCCTTTATTTCGTATTTCTTCATTGTACTCAATCTGCTCAGCAAAGATATCGTAGAGATTTTTCATAATTCCCTCAATATTTCTTCTACCAGATAATAGGTATCATGAGCCAACACGGTACGATCAAACCTACCAAGTCTTCCTATAGGAATGATATTATAGGCAAGATATGGAACAGTATATGTAAGATTGGTAGGTTTAAGATCATCTATGTATACTACATTGTCATGTTTAGAAAATTTATTAGTTTTAGCATCCAAATCTTTAGAGTCCATATAGTGAGCTGAATATTCTGTAGATTTCTTTCCGAAGAGATAGGATACCCTTACCACCATATCCTTTTCCCTACCGTTATAGATCACACGATTACCCTGTTTGACATCATAGGTTGATACTGATACGGGAATCTTCGCCATCATATATCCCAAATGTTTTCTACCTAATTCAGAAGGAAAAGAATGAAATACCAACTCAGCTTGTTTCGATCTAGTTATTATTTCCTTATCCGTTAAGTTACCACAAGGAAAGTGTTCGAAATCGCATTTGGACAGAATGTAGGGAATGGTATGTTGAGGATTGTAACCATATTCTACATGCTCATATTCTGGAAATGATGACTTATATCCCCTAGGAAATTCTCCCCACTGTTTCTTGATGTAATTTTCTCTTTCCCCTACTCTGGTTACAACTATTCTTTCCTGTTTTGATCCCTCAGCGAATCTTTCAGGTATTGAATGAAGCCACATGGCTCCGGGATTTAGATTGATACCAGAGGACAGAACGGTAGGAACTATACCGTAATCATTACAAGCGACTATGGCATATACAGCAGACGGACCGCCTCCAATTATGGTTACTCTTTTGAGGGGCATAATAAATCCTTTTTCCAGGTTTTCCAAATATAATATCGTAATAAAAGATAGGCATCAGATTCATGAACGGTAGAGGCCTCTTTGAAACTCCATTCTCTTGCCTTAGCCACAGGTTTCCATTCAGAGGGAGCAACATATTTGAACTCAACACCTAGAACAGATATACTTATCAATATAGTTCTTTCAATAAGAACCATATCCTGACTTTTTTCTGCGGGAAGTCTCTCAAGAATTGCCAAATCACAGATAGTCAGTTCATCCGGAACTTTGAGTTCATGAGCTTTAACCGTTCTATGCGAGATGATATTTCCCGGATAGAAATATTCAAGATCCTCCGGAAATATTTCCGCACTTACTATTCCTGTTAACCATCCGGTATCAAACGCTACAATATTCATATCTACTCCAACGACTTTAGTCCCCATATTGCTATGGGGACTAAAGTAGTGTATTGAATACTATACTAACCGCTGAAGGTTACTTTTCCTGGCTTGGAAGCATCAGCAGGAATACCAGTGTTTCCACCAGAAAGAGCAGGCTTCTGGGGAGCTTGAGCTCCTGGAGCAAGATAGCGATTGATTTCTGATCGTTCAGTTCCTTCGAACTGACCGGTGGTAACTACTCCTCGGAAGGTTGATCCGACGAACTTCTCACAACTCCACTCACCCTTGCGGGGCGCACCGATCGCGTCGAGAAGAGCATCAACCTTGAATCTTGCCTGGGGAGTAAGAGATACAAACATGGTAATTGTTCTTCCCTGATCCTCACCTGCATCCTGGCAAGTGGCGGTAAGAACATACATCTCGTTACCTGTTCCGCTCAACTGCTCCTTGGAGGCTGTAATCTTGAAGGTATGAGTTCCTTCTGATACCAAACCTGACGTTCTATTGAGATCTAACTTAGGCATAGTCTAACTCCTTATAGATGACTGACTCCAATACTTGTAGAGTTCCTCATAAGTCGGATCCTCTACGATTGGTGGAAGTAACCAAGAACGATCCTTGGTCACGTGGTTCACTGCATCAAATGTCATAAATCTTGTCTTGCTGTTGTTTCCTCCTTCCGAACTATCCTTCTTGTCAAGATAGCCAATTTCATCCATCATTCGACTCAGATTACGAGCTGTCTGCTTACCTGTGAGTTGAGGTTGTACGGGATCAGTTTCGTATGCTCTGGGAGCAACCTGAGCAATTAAGATGACATTCAAGGGAAGACTCTTCAAATCTCTTATCTTCTTCTCAAAGTCATCCATCATCTTCCCATAATCGGCCAAAGCTGGTAAACTATCATATGGTCTTCTAACCTGGAAGGTATTCACCACATGTCTCATGGTAAGATACTGTAACTCATTAAGAGAATCCAACACAACAGTTTTAAACGGATGCTGTCCTGACATCAACCAATCTAAAGACTGAAGAAGAGATTCCCAAGAATCTATATCCAATCTGTGTACTGTTCTTCTTACCGAGGCCATACCATGATCTATATCCAGAAATACAGGCGTAGGCCATGTTGATGCGAATACTGTTTTACCCACACCACTTTCTCCATACACTAGGAATTTAACTTGCTCAGGATTGAATTTTCCTTCCATAACTGAGAACTTCTCTTCCAGAGAAACTGGAATTTCAAACGGATCCATCATATTAGGTTCTGCCATAGTTACTCCTCTGCCTTCTCTTGAATAGGCTCTTCCACTCTAGGAATTATTGGAAACTGCCTCAAAACAGGTTCCGGATTACCGTCATCATTTATTGCCAGACACGCTCCGTAGAAGGGACAATCCCAACTGCAATCCTTGGTTTCGTTACGGTAGATGAAACCTCCATTGGTATGAAAGTTTGCCATTTCAGTAACCTGATTGGCTACTTCTCTTTCTATAGCAACCAGACCCTCTTGATTGCGATATACCTTGGTTCTCACTACCGGCTCTGTTGCAGCTATCCCACCTTCAGCAACCCTGATTACATTGAACAAAACTCCCCTGACGTCTATTCCCAACTTGTAGGCTGCCAACAGATACAGGCTCATTTGGGGATCCAGATCTATATGACCCAGGGAGACACGTTTATTGAACTTATGTTCCATAAGCCACAATGACTCGCCTACTCTGACGACACCATCAATGTAGCCTATGACTCGTTGACCACCGATTTCAACTTCGAATTTCTGCTCGAGAGATATAATCTCTTCAATACTCTCGTGCATCCTTGCCCAGTCAAAGTATCTTCGAATGATCAGCTCGGTAAGTTCCCAGTAATCGGAACAATCGTCTCCCGTATTTATTTCGTACTGATTGTAAACCTCAGCAGCAGATTTCATGGCAAGTTCGTCTGCTTCCTCGGTACAACCATTCCCGTACCAGGTCGCCAAAGCCGCATGACCGGCTGATCCACGATTCTGTCCAGGTCCTGAGAAGGGTGCATAGTTATCTACATACTGAAGCTTGTACTTATATCTGCAACGTCTCCATGTGTACATGGAAGAGTGCGAGAATGCTCTCATTAGATATTCTCCAATTCTATAAATTGATATTTTTCGTTACCGTATATTCCTACGGTTACTCCAATACTAGGAAACATTTTTCCAAGAACTACTCCGGTTACGAATGATACCACAACTTTTCCCATAGGAATTATGGCATCACATGCCGGATCAAAGTCAGCTAAGGACTTGACTATAGTTTCCTCTATATCCTCAGATCTTTCGTCCCCTCTGGTTATCAACTTAATCTCTGACGTATGCTGTTTCAACTTTGACACGTCATGAGAAGGGTCGATCACAAATATTCTTCTGAACTGATCTACTCTATCCATTTAGACCTCCTTTCTTTAGGACTTCTCTAACCAGAGAGGAAGTAATCTGAATCGCACTTTCTCTTCTGTAATCTAACACTTGATGAATTACATGATCTATAGTCTGTCCGCCATCTTCTCTGCAAGCCAGCAAGTGAATTACAGTTGGCGATTGAGTAGTACCTATTCTACGAATACGGTAGAGACTCTGATAATAGTCATCTCCGTTGAATGAGCGTTCAAGATAGACTGCAGTCCTTGCTTTTGTTAGCGTAAGACCGAACTTGCCTACTCCAGGATGTGCTACGATAACACTAAGCTCACCATTCTGAAACATGTCCACTATGGTCTGTCTATCATCTGTTGAAGTGCTTCCGGTAAGAGCAGCCACCTTTATATTCTTTTCCTCAAGAATGGCAGCTATGTAGTGTGCAGTCTTGATAAAGTTTGTCCATATTATGATGGGAAATTCTACCCACTGTAGCATTTCCTCCAAAGCCTTCCATTTAGCTCCATCGTTAGCTCCACCTATAAGAATGGGATTGCTGGCAATCTGTACCAACCTTAGCATCTGACTCAACACATTAGGAGAAAGAACTTCATCTCCATCTGGTAGGGACGCTACAAATTCTCTTTCCATCTGAGCGTACAGTTCATCCTGTCCATTACCCATCTGTATTTCTATGTCCTGGAATATCCAGGGTGGAAGATCTAAGTCCTCCTCCCCAGGAATAGTAAAGTAGATATCCCTAAAGTTTTCCATGATGCGGCTATACGCATCTGGTTGATTTCCTACTACAGCTGTCCCCCACTGATTAGTTTCCAAAGAGCAATAGGATCTGGCAAATTTCCAGTAGGATGAAAATCTGCCGTGATCCAATATGTTGAGCTGAGCCCACATGTCGTCATAGAATTTGGTTATGGGACTACCGGATAGAAACCATACATATCTGGGATTCTTGCATACTTTCTTAATCTGCTTTACTCTGCTCGTATCCCTATTCTTGAGCAGAACAGATTCATCGCATATTACTACATCAAAATTTTGATTGATGATATCTTCATAGTTATTGACAACTGTATTATAGTTCGTTACTACCCATCTGTCATATGAGTCCCAGGTATTAACAGATCCATGCCAAATCACGGCTGGCCTACCGCACCACTTATTGATTTCTTTCTTCCAGTTGAGACAGAGAGAAAGAGGACAGATTACCAGGATTCTTTGAGCCTGTAAATCTTCTGCTGCCAGAATAGCTGCCGCTGATTTACCCCTTCCTGGTTTCAATCCGACTAATACTCTCTCGTAATGGGTCATGAAGGCTGAGCCTTTCTTTTGAAAGGCATATAATGGACTTTCCGCAACCACATCTGATAACTCCAACGGTTTTGATAGTGTGGCTAGATATTCATCCACGGTAGGATCTGCCATCAAGTCGGAAAACATAGCCTTAACTCCGGATATATTCTCCAATGAGATCTTTCCTATCCAACCTACATCGTTTCCTCCCCATGTAAATCCTAACGTTTTTATCTGGGCAGATGGATAAACGTTAGGTTTGAAAAGTAACTTTCCATGTGCTACCCGCAACGTTCCAGAGCTCTTTGGTGCGGCATGACCAATGCCCACTACCCGTAGGTCGTTTAATGTCGAATGTTGTAGGGGTTCGTATGGGGCTAAAGACTCTAGTTGGGATTTATATTTAATCAAAACTTGCTTTGCTACCCCCACCTGTTTCATGGTGATAAAATTCTTCTCAAGAATTTGTTCCGCGATACTGGACATGAATGGAGCATCAACAGCATTGAACCCAACTCCGTTCAATTCCCTAGTCGTTTCTGTATACTTTTCATCCTGGGTTTGTAGACCATAGAGGGTGAGAATCTTGAGTGCTACTTCTTTGGCATTTTCCAAATCGTCTTCTTGCATTCTTTAATCCTTATTTTAGGTTGTAATTTTATTATAGCACAACGGAACCAATTGAACAACAGCCAATATGTATCAATTTACTTCCAGATGAAAGTAGGCGGAGGTTCGGCTCCGCCTACTCAGGCTCTGTTGTTACCGATAAACTGAAATCTATTTGAGAGCCTGCTTCCTAAGAGCCAGGGCTTTATCGTATGAAAATGATTTACCTACCATAGGAATACCCTTAACGGCGAAATGCGTTACCTTAGAAACGAGCAGTTGGCTCACATAGGCAAGAATAAAGGTCGCTACGGTAGCAGCCTCAGCTGCGATAGGATTTAGGGTAGTGAAGTCAAACTCAGGTTTGAAAATCCGGAGTCCGTACATTACCAGAATACAAATCAAGTTGGCACCTCCAACCCAGAGCGGAGCTTGATCTTCTTTCACCAGATTGAAAATTTTGAGAATATTCACGACTACCGCAATAAGAGCGGAAAACCCTGCGAGGGCTGCGAACTGAGCAACAACATCTAGAAACATGGTCATTCTCCTTTTAAGGGAGTTGTTATCTCCCCATCAACTAAAATCTGCTGAATTTTGGATTTTAGATTCCAGTCAGCAGCTAAACATTCGGAACATCCAGGAATATTATGAAGTTTTACCTGTCTTTCCTTAAGATAGTCGTCAATGGCTTTCACCAGTTGAGTTTGTCTATTAGAATAAATTCTTAATTCTAATTTAGATCTTCCCAGTTCTAATCTTAGAGGATCCATCAATTCTTTTGCAGCATTCACAATGGAATCCATATCGGATCTACCGGAGTTTTTATTCTCCAATCTCAATCTTTCTTTATTCAAAATATCTTCATTCTTTCTGGCTTCTCTGGTGTTGACATATACAAGATATCCAAGAATAAATGACGATACTATAGAAACTATAGCCGTTATTCCTGACCAGTCCATTTTAGTGTATTCCACCTTTTGGTCCAAAGTATATGATCCATGCTCTAGAAGCACTAAGAACAGAATAGAGTAATACAATAGGTCTTCCAAGAATTCTTCCGATATCTGGAGGTGCGACGAAAGAATTTATTTGAGGTTGGAAAAATATATAGATATAAACAATCATGGTGGCAAGATTTACTACGGTAGAAGCCACATAGAGAAAATTCCAATTATTGGGATAGGAGTTTCTTTTCATGATCATTGCGTATATTATCGTAGATAGTGTAGAGAAGAATAATATCATTATAGTTATGATCGTACCAAGAATAGAATCTATCATTTTGCTACTCCTGCTACCGTTCTTATGTCAGATGTCATATCCTCTTCCATAATATTGTGAATATCCGTAGATAAATACCAGTCTACATCAGAGACCTTTTTTATTATTCCTCCCCTTAATCCCGTATATAATCTTCCGTTACGATAATCTATAACTACAAATTCTCCTGAAGCACTCATATCACAACCTCTCCAGGCTAGATCAATATTTCCAGCCGGTTGTGTTTCATACCAATTAGATCCAGAATCTTCTGAGTAGTGAACTCTTCCACTATATATAGCATGGATTAAATTTACTCCCAACGCATCGCAACATATTATCTGATGATTCTCATCCTGAAATATACCCGTAGGAGCAATCTCTGTCCAATTAGCTCCTGAATCTGTAGATTTCCATGCTCTTCCTTGACTGGCAACTGCGAACATTTTACTTCCATCTGCACTGACTGCAGCCTCTATCCAGTAACAATCTGTATCTCCAGCAGGTTGTCTTTCAGTCCAATTTGCTCCCGAATTAGATGAGGTATATAATCTTCCAGATCCTGCAGATATACCATATTCACCTACTATGAGATTAGTTCCTGTAGAATCACATGCCAATAGAGACCAATTTCTCTCAACATTTCCTGCAGGTTGAGTTTCTGACCAGTTAGCTCCAGAATCAGTAGTAAGATATAGTCTAGCCAAAGCAGGAAGAATACGCTTGGCGATAGCCATCATGAAACTTGCATCACTATCACAACATACTCCTACCCAGTCAAAAGTGGATCCCCATCCTGACGGATCAATTTGAGTCCATCCTGCTCCATAATTGCTTGATACATACAGTTTTCCCTGAGCTAGAGTATTCTGTTCTCCCAATATTATAAAAGATCCACTATCGGTACAATCTACCTGGAATGATCTATGATCTGCCGCAGGTTCTATTCCACCCCAGTTAGCTCCTGAATTTACCGATATCTGTAAATCACTTCCAGGAACCGTAGCAACTATAGTAGATCCATCGTAATCGCAACATGGATGTTCCCATGCTTTGTTTATATCTCCAAATGGTCTTCTCTCAGTCCAATAGTAACCCATTATACATGCTCCACTTGGACTAGTTGAGGATTCCAGAATATTCTGGTAACATCTATGGCAACCCCAAGAATTTGAATAACATCATCCGTACCTGAAGGTCTAACCTGGGTGAGAGTATTTCCTGTAGTTCCCACTACAGATAGATAGATCAAACCTCCTACAGTCCATGACCAACCAGAATCTCTAGCAAATCCATACAATAGATACAATCCAGGAGTGTCATGATCTATAGATTCCAATGCCAATCCAAAAGAACTGGAGGTAGCAATACCATTAGCATCAGCTATTGCCATCTCACCAGTAGAATTTATTCTGCAAGCATCTCCGAACCCTTGTACATCGTGAGCTGTAAAAGTTGCCGAGAGCCCACTGTAATCATGATCTGCAGGAGATGGATTCAATTCGATCTGATCTCCACCGACACCACCTGCGATTGTTACGACAGTCTCTCCAGCACCTCCATCATCAGTAACAGCTACCCCGGAACCTTCAAAATGAATAATGGCCTCATAAGGCATTAACGATCCACCTTCATCATAAATATCGTGAGGAGGAAGAATATCAACCGTAGTAAGAGTATTACCAGGATCATCAGCAACAGTAACTCCTGATCCACTAAAATTCAAAATGGGTTGTTGAGGAAAAGGAACATAATTTCCCTCTATTATGTGACCTCCGCTAGAAGCATCAGCCCATTCTACTCCATTCGGAAGTGAAGAATTAACGGTAAGAACCTGAGCGTCTATACCCAACGGAAGAACTACAGCCGTATTAAGACCAGTACCTACCGCAGTATCTCCCTTATTCTTCCAAATAAGATCATTGGCAATAGTAACTCTCGGAAGAGCCTCTATTGTTCTTATCCTTTTGGAAATAGCAACTAATGTTTCGGCAAGTTCTAGGAGAATATTCATTATGATGGACCGATTGCTAACCAACTGACTAATCTAGCTATTCTTATTCCAGATCCTGCTGGAGTAGATTCCCAACCCCAGACCTCCAATTCATTACCAGGAGTAAGGTCATGTCTTACCATTAGAAAACTATTGTAGTCATCACTCAGTATATCGTAGTCTCCGGTTATAAAACACAGAGGATCTCCGGAAAAATGCTCAGAAAATGCTGCATACGCATGAGTATACATATCTCCTGAACCCCCCTCATTGGTAACAAAATATCCGCACTGAATTTTCATTCCAGAAGGAGTATATGTAGTAACTCCGGTAGAACGCCAATCTGTAGAACTTCCTCCCTGTCTCTTTTCTACGAAGGATTTAAATGCAGCTATTGCTCCACTACTAATTGGAATCTGTCCCTCAGATCCTGCAGGTTTTATATCCTCAGCTTTTGGACGATTGGAAAACTTACAGAATGTTCTCAGATCGGTTACGGTAGCAACTCCAGCAGCTACGGTAACAGAAGCTAACAAAACTTCCCATGTAACTCCTGGAGTTTGAACCAACGGTAGAGCATGAGCGGTTGCAGTAATAGTTTTTCCTGCATAATCTATTTTCAATACCACGATATAATTATTCAATACAGCTACAGGTTTTGATGCGGTATTGATGTATAATCTTCCATTCACCAGAGCTGATCCTGTATCTACCAGAACTTCAGATGAGGCTATTCCTCGGTCAGTTACAATAAGCTCATTGGCTTTTCCAGTAAGAACGGAATCAAGAGTTATGTCATTGTTGAGAAGTCTAGCCATATTCTCAGCAAATGTATTGCTGTGATAACTACCGTGATCTCCATGAGTAACTCCTCCCCAGAAGAATGAAATTTCTGTCATAATTTACCTCGGACCGATAGCCATCCAGAATACGACTCTGTCAGTATCCACTGACTGTTTGATATCAATTACAAATGTAGTCGTAGTTATAGTATTCACTCCGAAAGAAACATGAGTAACGTCAGACGAAGCAAAATTTCCCACCGTAATCAAAACAATGGGAGCAAAAGCAAATGCCTCCGGAAATGTTACAGTAGCAGTTCCCAAATGAGTTCCGTTATCTACAACAACTGCCTTGGATCCGCATTGAATTAGGCATCCTACAGGAGTGTAGTCAGTATCTCCTTCAGTACTCCAAACGGTAGCAGATCCACCCTGTCTCTTGTCAATTATAGGAGCCCATGCAGAAGCTAAGCCGTCAGATTTTATGATCTGACCATTGGATCCTACGGGGCTTATATCTCCTACGGATACCTCGGTTGAGAAATTGCAGAAATCTCGAGCGTCTAGAGTCAAGGCACGAACTCCGGCAGCAGTCACAGTAGCTCTAGCAATCTCAATCTCCCAAGTTGCTCCAGGAGTATGCGTAGTGGCTACATATCCTGCGGCATTCGTGAGAAGAGCGGCTCTTACCGTTTGAGTTCCAAAATCTTTTCTCAGAACTACTGTATGATAATATATTCCTACTGCCGGAGTAGTAAGAGCTACAGATAGAGGAGCATCATTCACATAGATCTTTCCGTCAACTAGAGCAACTCCACTCTGTATTACTATATTGGATCCTACCAGAGATGGTGCTAATTCATTTAGTTGACCTACAAGAACTCCTTCTGTATCGAGATCTCGTTGAAACAGATATCTGAAGATATCTGAGAATTGATCGTCACTGTAAGCGGGTCCATTCCAATAGTATGATAACTCAGCCATAATAATCTCCTACGTATTCATATCCGAGAATGTAACGGATAAACTATCAATAGATGATTTCACATCGTTACCGATCTCAACTACTCTCATGGTAACAGATTCTTCGTCATCTATCATAGTAATTTTATCTCCGAGAAAGAAATGTTTGCCATAACAACATGAAGGTTGCATAAGAGGAGTAAAAGTAACTTTCTTCTTCGGAGACTCCTCATTCAGGACACCATCTCCAAATGTTTCCATTTCTGATTCAAACCCATCCTGAGATCTAGATATTTCTATTCTATTCCACGGAGAGTCCAGTACAGAAGGTTTGTATCTTGCAATCTTTTCTCTGGTAGATTCATCCCCACTTCCCAGAACAGTAATGACATTATGTTCAGATATTCTGTCATATGTATTGTTAAGATCAGAGATATTTCCTCTGTCAAGAGAGAATATGACAGGAAAATTTCCTGCCGTATTCAAACCAGTGGTATGATCTAATCCTGAAGTAGTTCTATTTTCACCCAATTGATCTGTATAGGTTTGAAATACAAATTCGTTGGAAGTCCAATCGAAGTATACTGCAAAATCTATAGATGAGAAGTCGGCTATTTCTGACACTACATCAAGCAGATTAGCGTAGGCTCTGTCACCTTCCCATACAATTCCAAGTCCGGTAGTAGGTTCTACACGAAAGTTAGGAAGAACACCCGATATCACTCTACCATTTGCTACAGTAGCTGAAGGACCGCAGTTTTCTTCCACATACTCCTTCATAGCGGTCTCAGAATACTGGTATTTATAAGATCTAATGGTAGCGGCAGGATAATTTATAATTGTTCTAGCTAGTAAATCATTCAATCCTACCCCGGAACTCTCGAATGTAACCACTCCAGTACTACTCACATCTCTTGATCTTTTTCTATGGAATCCTAGAAATTCTTCGTAGAAATCAATACCAAGTCCCGGAAGAGATCTTAGTACTTGAATAGTACCATCTAGTTCGAATAGAAATCTTCTCTGATCATCTCCGGATATTTTGAAGGAATATGATCCAACGCCATTTACCTGCTTCTTGTACGAAAGATATTCCCAGGAATCAAATACAGCCACTACATTAAAGGACTGATTCCTGAGAACAACTTTGCATTTTGAAGCAATAGAATCCATCATATTCCTATGTATCTAACGTAGTATTCAAGAGTGACGGTAGAAGTAATGGTTGTACCGGAACCCGATATGGTAAAATCGTTACGACCACCGGTAGAAGCTGGTAGTGGAGCCTCCGGATCCGGAGCTATGTGGAAAGTGGTTATACTACTTTCCTCAGTTATAGATCCCATAAGATTTATGCCGAGATCATTGACGACCGATTTGTTACCGTAGGGTAGATCAATATAAATAGTCTCTCCAGACATAATAGCATAATTCAACTCAATAAATTCACCTGTGGTAACGTTAGTGATCTTGAATCCAGTCATAGGTCCTGTGATTATTATCTTGGGATAAGATAACCAGGATCCAGGATATATCACGTATTTTGAGTCAGAGTATGATTCTTCTGACAGAGTAAATGAGAAGGTGAAAGGAAGAATCCAGAATGATGACAATGCCGGATCGTATAGTAATGACCATGACAGTCGGTCAATATCCGGATCAAAGAATACGGGATCATGAGCTACAAATCTTAGAGTCTCCGCATAACCGAACTCATCCCATCGATCAAGATTTCTTGCATTGAATATTGGACCCTGCTCTATGAAAACATAAATATCTCTCATGGAACCGTCAGGAAATTTCTTTCTGAGAACTCCTGTATTCATCTTATGGATAAGATTTCTGTTGGGTCTGATGGCGTTAAGTAGAGCAGTTCTATTGATCCAGAACTCATCTCGTGAACAACTATTCTGTCTTACCAGCATTTGTATTGTTCTCTTACCAAGTCTATAGTCTAGAACAGTTTCTCCATGCTGATATGGACCCTGTTGAGTAATATACTCAATAGGTGGCATTCCCAAACCCTCTTCGGTAAGAAGGAATCTGGTACTGGTATCGAAGTGGTACTCCTTGCCGTCAGGAGATATGTATGAGGTAAATTCTAATACATCTGTCATTAAGACCTCGCTAATGCCAAAGCCGCTCTAACGTCATAATATACAGATGATGGAGATTGCATATTTTCGTAGTTGGCATTCATGCTGACAAATGTTCTATTGTCATTACTCACATTGGTGATCTGAGACATCACTCCACCTATGGCAGATATCGGAGAATAAGCATTGTCTCTAATTCCCTGATACATTCCTTCCATTATGTTAGCACCTATGTCGTAGAATACTCTAGATGGAGATCCCATGTCTAGGATCTTATTTACTTGAGCTATAATTCCATGCCAGAAATCTGAAAGATTGGTAACAATCCAATCTTTAGCGGACAGTACTCCATCCCATAATCCATGAACCATATTCGCACCAGCATCAAAGAAACCTTTGATCCAGGTGGATATCGTACCTTTATCTCCGAATAGATAATTAACAAATCCATCTATTACTAAACGTAATCCACCTTTTTCACCAAATAGGAAATCCCAATTTTCCCTGAATGTTTTTACAAATTCCTCTACTTTCCACTTCAACTTATCAAACTCCATATACATAATTCCTCCCATATCCATTATGGTTCTCCACGCCTGAGGTCCTGCATTCTTAATGGTATATACTAGAAGAATTATAGCTCCAACTAATGCTAGAACCTCGAAGGCAGCTCCGGCAATGAGCAAAACCCAAGGATTCATAGACAGGATTAATGCTGTGAAATCTATTCCAACGAATCCGCTCAAGAAATTCATGATGGATACAAATATGGTAGACTTTCCTATTATTTCAAATGCTTTCACAACGATCATAATCAAACCTGCAGTCTTCAGCATATCTCCGAATAACTTTCCTGCAGCTCCGAACAATGACTGAAGACCTCCGATGGCAAGAATAACTCCTATTATGGTGGGAGCATTTTTTACGATATATCCTAGAAAATCCATGAGTGGAGGAATTGCTTTTATAACCAGATCCATGATGGCAGGAATCAACTTTTCAGTTACATTAGTTATGACTCCTTTTATCATGGGAAAGAAATCCTCAGAGAAGAAATTTGTAATGGAATCAATAACAGAAACTATTCCATCCTTATTCTTACTCAGAGTTTCCCCGAAGGTTACGAATCCTTCAGCTAACAACTGAATCACACTTTTATCTCCCGGTTTAGTAAGAAACAAATTTTCAACTATAGTTCCTATTACTGCTCCAACTGATTTAGCTATCCTACTTCCATCTTCCTCCCAGAATTTTCTGAGCTGAAGCATACCTTTTCCGATGGTATCTTTTAGAAGATCCCAGGAATACTGTAGTTTTGGAGTAAGATTTTTGAATGAATTTACGAGATTATCCCACAAACCTTTGAGAGGAGAAAATTTATCTCCTAACTGACCCCAGAATTCCTTAGCCTTATCAAGAACGTTATCCCATAGATCCTGCATGGCTTTCTGAATCTCTCCGGTCTTGTCCTTGATACCTTGAGTTATTCCGGTAACAATACTTTTTCCAGCCTTAACACCATAGTCTTCAAATCCCAGAGCTGACGCAGTAAGATCCTCATTGGCTCCAGCAGCTTTCTTGGCTTCCTTCTCTGCATCAGCTTTGGCTTTGTCGGCCAGATCTTTCTGTCTCTTTAGTTCATTATTCATGTCAATTTGAGCCTGCAAAGTCTGCTTCAACGCTTCTGCCTGAGCTTTAGCAGCATCTGCATTAGCCTGAGCAATCTCTTTTATCTGTTGTTTCTCTAACTCAACTCTTTCCTTCAGAGCCTTTTGTTCCTCTTGATATCCTTCTATCTTAGCCTTTATCATATCCAAAGCAGCTTCTTTTTCTAATTCTTTATCCCTAATCTGCCTCTCAACCATGATTTGGGCTCTTTCATTTATTAATCTTTCCTTTTCCTTCTCTGTAAGAATCTTAGTAGCCAAAGCATTATCTATATCCTGAACTCTAGTCATGTCAACTTGCTGATCTTTCAACTTTGTTAGTTGACCATTAAGTAGTCCAAGAATTGCATCATACATGCTCATAGTACGATTCAATTCTGCCTGAGCAGCAGCAAGTTTCTTGTCAACGGCAGCCAGACGAAGAGAATCAGAGGCATAATTGGATATTAAATTGGATAGACCACCAAACATAGAAGCTATATTTTTGATATCTCCGAATGATGATATTCCTTTTCCAAATACATTCACAGATCCGGAACCTGAGAATTTCAGCATGGAATTAACAGCCTCTAGGATATTGGCTGCTTTAGTGTACTGAACGGTAGCAAGTATGAAATTACTCATTTCCTGGGATGCGAATCCAGCGGCATTCATAATGCCATTTATTGCTTCTACCGTTATGTTTCCGAAATGAGAAAACTGATCAACAGCTTGAGCTATAAGTTTTTCAGTTTTTATAATTCTACCGGAAATTTCTACATCGGTAAGAATGCTTCCCCATGATTTTATAGCTTTAGACATCATGTCAGATATATCAGTAAATACAGAGAAGTCCTGAACTTTCCATCCTTCCATGTAAGATGCCATAGCCTGCGTTCCCCATAAGGTAAGTTCAGGTAGAATCTTCGGAGGACTTCCTGCTTGAAGCCAATAAGTAATAGTATCAGCTACTGATGTAAGAGCATCAACTACGAATATTAACGCATTAGCCATTCCATCGGCAAAAGCTAGAATAATATTCTCTCCCCAGGTGAACATATTCGTCGTAAGATCAGTAAAGGAAGTTCCGAAGAATCCTAGGACATCTCCTATGAACTGGGTTACTCCGGACAATCCTGCGGATGCATTTTCTGCCAGAAGCTTTATGTTAGCCGCAAGAGTTAGAACAACCTTGGAGACATCATAGGTGGTAGGTCTACCTATACCTATCATAGCAAAAAATTCACCGAAGGCTGGAACTACTACGGATTGAACGGTAGCAGCCAATTTGTCGAATCCGAATAGCAGAGTCTGCCCCAAATTTCCGGCTATTGCATAGTTTTCCGGAGTTAAGACAGATTGCAACATATCCTGCATTGTTCCAGCAATTCTATCCGCTATAGGACCTAGAACTTCGTATCCTAACAAGGACTGGATTAGATCTTTGATATTATTCTGAACTGCTAGAAATGTTCTTGACATTCTAGTCATAGCATTGGGAAAATCTTCGTCAACCATTTTCACGAATTCTGCCACGAATGCCTTCGCAGAAATCTTTCCGGTAGAGAACATTTTGAGAATTTCTGCTCTTGCGACTCCCATTTGTTTTCCAAATCTGTCGGCAATAGTTCCTATTGGAACGAAACTGTTGGACAGGTCACGCAACTCACGACCGGTTGGCTTTCCCTGAGCTACCATCTGACCCATATTATAGATAATTCTTCTAAGAACCTCATCTCCTAGACCCATAGCCGCAGTGAAGTTACCTACAGATTCAGTAAGTTTCTTAGATTCAGGAACAGTAAATCCATATGCTTGTGCAAGAGCCAGAACATGACCTACATCCTCTACGGAGAAAGGAGTAGTGACAGCTAATTGCCTGACCCAATACAGTAAGTCCTGAGCTTGACCTGCCGTTTCTCTTAGAGCAGTTGCGATGGGAACTCCGAATTGTCTGGCATAGTCTCTAGCTGCAAGAGTATCAAACTGAATTTTCATAGTTTGAAATACAGATACAGCAGCAACAGCCTCGTTCGCAACTCCTACTATAGCTTTCTCTATATCTCTAAAAGTATCAGCCACTAGAATACTGAAAGTTACGTCACGAATTCTCTTCAGAGCAGAATCGAGACCTCCCATACTAGCTCCGGCATTCGTCATGCCTTTAGACACGGAGTCAGCAAAGGATTTGGTTACAGTGTACATTCCAGATAGTATAGAATTATAGTTCTTAGAATTTTGCTGGACATTAGTTATGTCCATCATAGCTTTAAGAACGGTTGCTACTTCCTCAATAGCCATATAATCCTACTTCTTTACTTCCATCTCAAAACCTTGCATCATTCCTGATGCTTCAGTCTCAGCTATAAGAAGTTCCCTGAAGAACTTCGGAAGATTCCAAAACATTCTCGGGTCATGTATTCCCCAAGATTTCATAACCTCGAGATCCCTGAATAGTTCAGAGTATTCCCAGGATCCATTCTTTATCTTCAAATTTTCTAACTTAGTTCCCTTACCAGCCTGATGCTCAGGATTCCATTCTATCCTGAAAGGAGTTCTTAATCTTGTTCAGATCCTCCCGATTAACTCCGGTAAGACCTAAAACCAACTCCATTATCTTTGCCATGTCATCAGGATTGCCCAGAAGTTCAGTTTTCTTATACATGAGAAGTCTATCCTCTGGATCCTCGGGAACGGTGATACCCATCAGGGACATCTTTTTGAGCCATCTATTCTCGTCAGGAATCTCAACATCAACTCCATCAATGAGAACGATGGTCATAAGTTGTTCCGATGCTTTTGAAGCGGCAGCGTTTACCTTCTCCGTATATTCAATCCACGTAGCCTGCTCCTCCGGAGAGGATTGAGCTATAGACGCTTCGTCATGCTTATGAACCTCTATGCCTCCACCCTCGGTTTGTACGGTATAGGTAGGAGGCTCGGGCATTTCAAATGACGATGATGTCATCTGGATCAAATAGGGAGGAATTGGTCTTAACTTGATCTCAATTCCTCTTGATGTGATATAGGTACTGTTTGAACTTCCATCAATTCTTCGATGAAGTTCATCGACATCTTTTCTAGACATAACTAATCTCCCCGAGTCTCGAATTCATGGGGGATCGGGGAGTAATCCTTATCCATGAATTCGAGACTATTGAAATGTTTAAAAGATCTCCCCAATTAGGATACTGGTTGGACTTTCCCAATGAAGCCAGTACCGCCAGAAATTTTTCCGACAACATAAGCCAGTTTGGATGAAACTACCTTGACGTCCAGAAATCCTGCATTAGTAATGGCAGGAAGAGCCATCCAGGAATATCCACCATCAATGGTCATCCAGATAGGAGCACTAGCTGCTGAACCAGCCGCAACTCCGAATAACTCTCCGTAGAAATCTATAGCAGCTACCACATTGGAGTTACGTTTTGTCCAGACGTCACCACCGTCCAGAGTGCAGAACATTCCATCCGTACCCACCACGAAGGCATCCAACGAGGAGGTCATCTTGACATCCATAGCAACTGCGGAACCGGAAACAGCTCCGGCAGCTGACCAGGAAGTTCCATCCGAGGTTACAGCAACCTGACCACCGGTATAGACAGCCATACCGTTGTATTCGTCATACATGCTGATGCCCTTGATAGCTGTCGCTGAGATAACTGCGGCTTCTTGCAAAGTCCAGGTTTCTCCAGCATCAGACGAGAAGTAAATCCTTCCCATATTGCTTCCGACCCAGATATGATAGCGATCAAGAGCAAACAAGGAATGAGCTGACGAAACAAATTCCGTATTAACACTTCCAACAGCTACAAGACTCCAGGTTACTCCACCATTGTCTGAATAGGCAATATCCAGAGGACCAGCATCGGTAGTACCACGAGCTACGATGATTCGGGTATCGTCTCTGCTCAACTTAAAGCAGACAACACCCTGAATATCCATGGCAGCAGCAAATGGATCAGCAGCAGCAGAAGCCCATGCACCTTCGTACAAGGAACGAAGAACATTGGCTTTGTTAGACGTGCTGCCTACCAGGAACTTGGATGAAGCCCACAAAGAATCTTCAGGACTCTGCTCTGCACCGCAGGAACCTTCGCAACGATCCTCTCCGCAGGTGGAGATACCCGTGATGTCTTCCGTATCCGAAATGGAGATTCTGGAGCACTCCATGTTGAATACACGAAGAACTTCCTGGACAGATACTGCAAAGGACTGGGTTGATTCGCCCTCATCGGTAGGATTGCGGGATGCAAGTTTCGCAAGAGTGGCGGTAGTAATTTCAACACCGCCGAGCACGAAGGACCGATCAAAGTTGGTAAACACATCTCTACGACCGCAACTTACCTTGTGTACGAACAAGGTAAACGGACACCCCTTGGCAGCAAGATCCTCGAGGTAGTCTGCGGTTGCACGAAGGTCGGTTTCAATGGTGGTTGTGATAGTTCCCGGAGCTCCCTTGAAGCTGTTCTTGACCTTGAACTTGCCTACCTGGGAAGGATCGGGACAATATAGGAGAGTTGAATCTCCCTTGGGTTCAGCAATATCGGCAACACTGTGACAGCCTAGATACCGAGTAATAGAGTTAGGACCGTTAGGCTGAACCCATAAAGACGCTTGACCTGCTAAGAAATTAACATCGGACATGGTTATTTCTCCTTCTTGCTGAACTCGTTAGCCAAAGCAAGTAAATCAGATAAAGATATTCCAAAAGCTGACATTAAAGAGGATATTACAGCTTGCTGATTCCTCAGTATATCCTCTGAAATCCATATACCATTTCTATGAAGAGCATTGGCAACATCCATGGGAGTTACCGTATGCTCTCTCAATCTATACTCAAAAGGAATACCATAAGATATTCCCAGTTCAAAATCTGAGAGTGAAATTTTTGCTCTGGTATCATCACCATACGGGATAACAGATTCGGTAGGAACTGACTTACGAACAGGATTTCCCTCCGGATCTGTGAACTCCACGAGAGTTGCAGAACCTTTTCCAAATATGATTGACACGTCTATAAGATTGGATTTTGCCATAATTTCCTCTTAACTGAAGAACTTTAGAGTCTGACTGTCTTCAGCTTTCTTTAATTCCTCATTAATCTGATCTGCAAGAGATTTTTCTTCCTCTAGTTTAGTTTGTATTGACGTAGAAAAATCTCTAGCTTCAATTCCCGGCCAGTTTATATCCTGATTGAGGCTAAGATAGAACTCTCTAAATTTACTCTGCGAAGAAACCACCGTCAAAGAACCAGGACTGGATCCAGCTTTGAATGAGGCGTCTATACCATGCTTGAATTTCCATTGCGTTCCAGATTTCCTGGCATCTGCTCTCATCTTACCAGTAACGAAAGGTTTCTTAGACTTTATTACGTGTGCTGGAACACCTTTGTCAACATAATGAAATACAGGATCTTCCGTTCTTACTGTTACCATTACATATTCAGATCCTGCTCCAGTTCCCGATAATTCAAAAGTAAATTGAGGTTTGTTTGTTGTATTCCAAGGTTTTACAATCTTTTCAAATTCTCTAACGGAACGAACTCCATACTTTCTCATTCCCTGAAGCATATAGAGTCTTCCATTCTCGATCTTAAAGCTAGGAGGTTTGTATGATATGAAACTAATAAGGGAAGCCATGATAAGGTCCTATCAGAGCAGACATTCTAACCAGAGCCATGCCACAAGCCCACTTCCAAGCAATCCATGCTCCGTCAGATAAACCAAACGGACAATTCAATCTCTCAGCTGTAAGTATCTGAGGAGTAGTGTTGTCTCTTCTCCACATACTCTTAACAATATCACAACCACATGGTTCAGACGGCATCTTGGTATGAGCCAATCTTACTATGGTCATTTCAGCCTGTCGGGTCAATTTAGTTAGTCCCGAGTAATAATTCAATAACGAATGAGAATAATTTCTGCAACACGAACTAGAATTTGAATGAATTCCCACTTTTCCAATCTCTGCATCTTCTATTCTGATACAACCTGAATCATAGTCCGTGAGACAAAAGGATGTACAGTTATCTGAATTGAAATACACAAATTTTGCCTGAACAGAATCATCATTGTGAATCCAGTGAACATCCACGGTATCCTGGAAGTTGGCATTATCACTGTAGTCTAAACCTTCTGGAGGATTATCCTGTAGCAGATAGTCTACCAATCTACACTTAGGAATTGTGATCACAAGATTACCGCCAGCATAGGTTATATTCTTTACCGTAATCTCCTGATCAGTACCAGGATAGAATACATGAACTTCGCTCAAATCTGAAGGTACGGAGGCGGTAGCGATAGTAATTGTGCAGGGATCAGTAGCAAGACTGACGGCAGCACCATTTGAGATCACCTCCTCTTTCTGAACTCCGGCAGATATAAGTTTGCCCCACTTCGTAATAGCTGGAAAATTCAAACCTGATTGTTCATCAGTTGTCCACCTGGGCTTCAGAAAATATCCTAGAATTTCTTCAATTTCATCCTGAGCCTCAGAAAGATAATACTGAGCATCATCTCTTTGCTTCTTAGTCCATATTTCTCTACAGGCATACTGAATATTGGAGGGGTGAGAAACGCCGAAGAAGGCACACTCAGTATATCCTATGATCTGAGAATACCTTACTAATGATACAGCACCAGAAATTACTTCCTCACCAAATATATCAGTCATTTCTATTACCTGATCTTGACTCCAAAAAGCACTGAATCCCAGTTATTGCAAAGAATCCTAGGATCACATCTCCAACAACAGAAGGTACAAACACTAGATAACATAACGGTATCGCAAACCATATTCCCAAGCAGAATGGACAGTTTATAAGTTTTGCGAAACTTACGATGAATCTGTTATCACTAACAGATGCATGTCTTCCAGATACTATCCTGAGATTACTGAATATGTCAATCGGTCCTTCATCCAAACTTATCAACTCAGCCAAACGGTAGCAAGCGAGACCAGCAAGAATTATTCTTACTATATCCATTCTACTCTGTTAATGCCTTCTTTATATCCTCAATCTTGGACTCGGTCATGCCAGTAGTAACGGATAGAAATAAATTATCGGTTGACATGAATTTCTCCCAGGTATCAATTCCTGTAAATTTCAACTTATCAACTGATTTCTTTCCTACTCCTTCTACATCACCTGGATTAATCGGATGAGCCACAATATCTTCCACCGGTTTTTCTACAGGTTTCAGAGGAGTCTCCTTGACATTGGATTGAGCAGGAACAGGAACAGGAGCGGGACTCGACATATGTCTTTCCTGAATCTCAAATAAAGGTTTCTGATACTGCATAAGATCCATGATTCCTGTGTTCTTGTTTGTACTCAGATCCCTGTTGTCAATATTTCCTAGATTCTTGCTCTTACTGAATGTATAAGCAGCTCCGGTAACAGCACCGAAGAAAGTTTGCTTTCCGTCATTCTCTCCCATGTATCTTACAAGAGTCATTCCCTGAGATCCGGCTAACCTCATAGGAGAATTCGCATCATACGATGACGGATTGCTACCGGAACTATTTCTGCTTCTTGCTCTACCACCACAGCAACTCATACTAAACCTCCCCGAATAAAGATCAGGAAATTCCTCACGCATTAGAAGATGAAATCTTTCCTGCCATTCTGGCGATGTGTTCGTCAGAGTTCTATTCTGTTTCTCTCTACGGTAGAGATAACCCGCACCTTCTATGTGCAAACCACAGCAACCGACTGATCCTAGTGCTACATTGAATGACCAGTCATCTCTACCAATTCCAAACTTTTCTCGATAACCGCCACAAAGTTCCCATGCTTTTCTGGGAAACATTATTCCTGAATGTATTATATTTCTCTCCAAAAGCATGTAAAAGTCATAGTCATGAAATTTCCATTCCTTCTCTACTCTTGCTCCATCATGAAATACTCTCATGTTGTCATAGATTAGATTGGTAGGATTTTTTGACTGTTCCTCATACATCCTTTCAAGAGACCACCATTCTCTCATGTCATCTGCATCTATTCTGGCTATAAATTCACATTGTGTATTCTGTATCGCCAGATTGCAGGCGGCAGCAGATCCCGAGTTTACTGGAGTTCTCAGATATTTTACTGAAGAATATTTCTTGACTATTTCCTCAGTATTGTCAGTTGAACAGTCGTCAACAACTATGACTTCCGTGGGTAACAGATTTTGTACCGGAAGATCACCCAGGGAAGATACCCCACCAAACAATGATGCAAACAAATCTGGAAGATAGATTGCATGATTGTATGACGGAACTATAACGGCTAGGGACACATCCATGAGAAATTCCACCTTATGAGTGGGATAACTAATATCCCACTCATATAAGGAGGAGACTATGGAACTCTATGATCCTAATCCGGCATAGTGATAATCCGGAGAATCTTCATCACACGTAATTGTGCAGAAGCTGGTCTCTGGATAGAAGCTGGTAGCCCAAGGATCAGGGCTCAGAATCTTTCCGATAACATCGCAACCAACGTCCATAAATCTTGCTTGAGCCCAAGGAGCCCACATCAAGAGACGAGGTTGCATTTCAACTTCTCGGGAAACGCAGGTCTGAGTTCTGTTGAGCCAGGTGAGCAGACGACCGCCATCAGTATATGAGTACGCAGCTTCCGGATAACTGGCCGGAACACCGGTAAGATCAAGATACTGACCGGAGATGGTTTTGACGTTGCCAACTCTACCGGTAAGGACATATAGATCGCCATGTCCAGTGACGGCATTGATCATATTCCACTCATATGCTACGAGAGGAATTTCAAAACCGTCGATGAAGATCTTTCCGTCTCCAAACATACCGCCCATGATGGAGTCACGGAATCGACGACCTTCGTACGAATTCAGAGTAACGAGAAGATTACCGCTGCTGAAATCTCCAGGACAAACACTCCAGCAGGTGTAAGCATCCAAGAGGCATCGCAGAAGATGCTGAGGAGCCATAATGATGATATCACCAACTGACAGAGGCTGTGCAGCCAGAGCAGGAGCCATGCGAATTCTGTCTTTAATCTGACGAACAACCGCGATCAGAACATCAACAAAACCGTAAGTATTTCCTACCGGCTTACCGTTCCAAGTAATACCAGCACCGCCAGAAAAATCACGATCATTCCAGTCAATGACGATTGAATCCATTGACCGACAGTGATGTCCCTTTGAACTATGGTATCCAGTCTTTACCAGAGCCTGGAGTCCGTCGAATTGACCGGTAGTTAGAATACTACCATCAATTAGTTCACGTTTCAGATCCTGAAGAATGGCTTCGGTAGCAAGCCGCATATCAAACTCAACATCGCTGACGATGGGAGTACCGTCAAGACGATAACGAGGCTGGATCTCACAGAGTTTCAAACCTGATCCGGTTCTGGTGGCATTTCGTTCTGGACCGTGACGCCTCAGAAGACCGAAGTCCTCCAGAGTAAAGTCGCAGAAACCCCACTCTACACCATTGGATTCACCGCACGGATCTGCAATATAGCCGTGTGAACGACCATGCTGAGCAGTTTCCTCTGGCCGGATCCAGGTAATGAAATTCTTTTTGATGATACAAACGTTGGTTCTTTCCCATCCTATCCAGTCCATAAACTTGCTGGTTCCCTCGAATGAGAGACTCATCAGGTCCTGGTCTGAGCAGAGATCGAAAAGACCGCAGCAACCATAGATGGTTGGCAGGGTAGATAAGGTGGTGATTTCGTCGGTCATTGGTTCTCCTCTACTATTTAAATAAGCACGATTAATTGGTTTCATAGCAAACCTACTTTATTCTTGACAGGGTATCTTCTGCAATATCATTAAGAGCAGGTTTCTCACCATCATCAGATGTCAATACTGCCGTTCCTGTTTGACGAGGACGATACTGAACTCTGGTAACGGGACGACGTGGCATATCATTTTCTACTTCTTTCTTATCCTGTTCCTGAGTTTTCTTGATCTGATCAACAGTTTCGTTGAACTTGTTACTAGCAGCTTGACTGGCAGCTCTGAAATCATTGAACTCTTGGTGAAGATCATTCATCATCTTGAGTGCATCATTGAACTGCTCAATCAACGGAGCAAGTGCCGCAGTAATCTTTCCAGTAACGTCAGCTTTCTCAACTACAGCTGAAACTACTTCCTCATCAATAATCACCGAGTGTTCTTCTTGAACCGGTTCTACAACCTGCTCAACAATAGGTTCGGTGGGAGGAGTAACGGATTCGATAGCAGCAGGAGCCGGTGTCTCTGTGGCAGTCCTTCTCACCATATCCTGCTGGATAATCTCATCATTGACTCCGTCGGCCAGGGCAATGAATCGATCAGCCAATTCCGTGTCATCTCCTGCTAACTTTTTGATTGCATCCTTTACTCTTTGATCCATATTGATAATCCTCTCTTTTGACTGAAGTGCAGTCAATATACAACAAGCGATTTCTTTCGGAGCTATAGTTATTTCTTCAAATTCTCCATCTGTATAGACGGGAACTACCACATCTTTAGCAATTTCTTCCATATGACCTTCAAGAGGCCAGAATGAAATGGAAGCTCCCCAATAATTAGGATCTGCAGCATAAGCTCTCTGCATGGCATCTCCTAACTCTGAATTATCATACATACCAGATGCTAACAGAACGAATCCATCCCTGGCAACCCAATCAACCGTTCCCATCTTCAGATTGTGTTGATGACAGAAGGCAAGATAGGGAAGTTTTTTATCTTCTTCTGTATGACGAATTAGGTTATCATACAACTGAGTAGAGTCAATTGCCCCGTTTCTGTTAATCACGGCAGTAGATGAAATCATGAACCATCTTGAGCTGCCGTCTTCCATACGTTTGACCATGAATCTGTTTGCCACTGGTTGGAAGACCTCTTGTACCTGAATAAATGCCCCTATCGTTATTCCAGACGGATCGACAAGGACATCTGCTTTGTACAGAAGACCATCTTTGGCTACTACGCAGTATATCTGCTTAGTAGAATCATCAACGTAGGCATCAATCAACCAATACCATTCATCCATTTCTTGAAGTTTGGATGAAATTTGCTGATAAATCATGGGCATACTGATTTGTTCCTGAGGACGAATACTTTTCCAGATCTCGTTGAGAGATCTTTTTATGAACAAACTAAGCTTCGTAAATATTTCCATGTCCTTATCCATAGTTTACTCCTATTTATACCTACATTATACCACTTCAGTATGATACAGACTAGCTCAACTTTTTTCCTTTTTGTATTCGTCTATCATGATCTGAAGTTCCTCGACCCTTCTCTTGAAGGAATGATTATCATCCGTAAATCTTTTTCCTTGTCTTGCTATTATTTCTCGCTCTCTTTCTTTGGGAAGCCACTCTCTGATCTTTTCACCCAGATCATCAAAATCTTCCCATACTACCAGATGAACTCCATCTTCAAAACCCATGAAATATTCCATTCCTTCTATCTTTTGTTGGAATACAAAAGCTCCTGCATGAAGCATTTGGAATAATCTATTAGACACATAACCTATCGATTTTGGAAATAAATTGTCACCTATAGCAATCTTGGAAGAACGGTAGAGAACGTCTCCTGCAGAGAAGTCATATATGGTATTTCCGTCTGATCCTATATGAGAAGGCCACTGACCGAATAGACCTACCTTCAGATCCTTTTGTCTTCTCAACAATTCAGCCATCTTCTGTCTTCTAGGGTCATAACAATTCCCTAAAAATACAATGTCATATCTGTTCTTATTTATTTCTGAATCGGGAACCCTATTGTAATCCTCATATCCTATCTGCCAGTATTTATAGTTGATGCCATAATCGACATAATCTTTGGCTATGTCGCCTATGGCAAATGATGCAAGATCGAACATTTTGCATATTTCTTTGTACTCTTTAGATCCATGAACATTCTCATGATAATCACCGCTCCATGACATGAATATTGTATTCTTATATTCATCTTTCATTCTCATCATGAAGTCATAAGTAAATATCTTGGGATGTTGGAATTGAACCAAGCAAATATCAGGATTGAAATTATCAATATCATATTCCAATAAATCCAAATGACCCTGATAATTTATTTCAGATACCAAATATTTCTCTGACAAAGCTTTTCTCAATCCAATCTTGGTTTTTAGCTGATGAGGAAATACTTTATCTTCGTACAGTGGAGCATAGGTAATTCTTGGAATTCTTTTGCATGGATTGGTAACGGTAGGAGAAAACTTGATGACTGGACCCAGAACACCATTCCTTGTCCATTTATTTCTCCACTTAGCAGAATCAGGATGACCTCCGGTAAGATGGTCAACAGGATTATTTAATTTTCTAAGGTCGTCATCTATCTGGAAATCATTAATACAAGCGCAAGGAATTCCTTCAACCTTAAATCCCATCTCTAGAACCTGACAGCTTAAATCTGAATCTCCACCATAGGATACATAATCATTCCATCCGCCACATTTTGTGAGTAACCATCTTGGAATGATACATACTTGACCATATACTGTAGAAACCTTCTTACCGTTCCTAATAGCTGGCATACTGTCAAGGGTATATTCAGCAGAATGTCTATTTTGATAGAAACAACCAATTCCTACATCCAGATGATCGTCCATGTAGGCTATGGCAAGTCTTATCCCCTCAAATCTGAACTCAACATCGTCATTCGGCATAATGACATATTTGCCCCTTGACCTATTGAATCCAACATTATATGCCTGAATTAGTCCTAACAAAGCACCCTGCTCTATTAGAACTATGTCATCTTGTTCTCTCATCCACTCCAAACTTCCGTCATTGCTTCCACCATCTACCATAACAATCTCGTACGGTATTCCTATACCGACGGATGATCTAACACTATAGATCATTCTCTTAAGAGATTCAAATCTGTTATATGTTCCTGATACTATTGACACGTATGGATTTTCAATCATGGAAGCTCCCTCTCTTCATCATGCTTAGGTCCGGTAAGAAAATCACGATATCTTGTAGTAAGAATTGGAATATTTTTGACCCAACTTTCCTGTGCTATATTCCCACTATTGGTTCTGTGAGAAGTACCCCACTCCCATCTTGAGAAATTTGGAAGACAATACAAACCTGACAACCAACCATGATTAATATATCCCTTTATGCACAAATCAACTTCCTCAGTATTTAGTGGAGCATATATCTCGTCAAAATAACCCAAAGTTTCCACCATGCTATGTCTCCACATCAAAGGTCCACGATTTACTGCATCTTTTATGTAGAATATATTTCTCTCGGCATCTTGTCTTTCAATCAATGATTTTCTCCATCCTATCATACCGTTATCTTCCAAATAGAAATTGAAACATGCCTGAGCAGATACGGCAAGAACTTCACTCCATCTAATGAATGGTTTAAGTAATCTTTCATCAAAATTTTCCTCCACAGCAATCATATCATCTTGCATGTTGAGTATGAACGGTTCTCTGCATACCCTGTATCCAAGATTGCACGCTTTATTCTCGAAAACTCCGTTGGATACTAAGATATTGTAATTGAATTTCTTTTCCGTAGATTCTATGAATTCCCCGGTAATTTCCTGAGATCTATCCGTACATCCGTCAAATACTATAACTAATTCTTTAACCAATGGAGAACAGTTATAGTATATTCCATTAAGAACATTTAAAATAATGTCCTCATGATTGAAAACTGTTAGAACAATGCTAATCATAGATAGTGTTTGCCAAGAGAGCATCTCCGCAGACGCCCCCAGGATAGTCCTCTACCACTCTAAATGACGGTAGTAGCTCAAGAATTCTAGGGAGGGTACAGAATCCTTTGTATAGCTCAACATTCTCATATTCCGTGAAGAAACCCTTTACCTTGGTTCTGAATATCTCGAGACCTCCCATAATCATACGTTCTTCAGCCCCTTGTATGTCAGACCATACAAAGTCTATCACGTCAATTCTATGCAAAGCACAAAATGTGTCCAATCGTATAGTTGGAACTACATATTCTTCAACAAATGGAATCTGATCGAATACAGTTTTATGCAGCATGGGAACTTGAATAGATCCGGAAGCATCTCCATATCTATTAGGATTGGAAGATAATCCACCTGCAACATAAAAAGTAGCTTCACCATCCTCATCAGATATTGCTCCCTCGAATAGTGTAGCTTTAAGATTTAGAGCTCTAATCTTTTTTATGTTCTCTCTATCAGGCTCGAATAGATACAAATGAACATTAGGCCACATAAGGGAGAAATGTTGTGAATCCTCACCATAATGAGAACCAGCTTCTACTATGGTAGGATCTGATCTCTTTACAAATTGACGAATCAAATCTTTGTTCATAGTTTATCCGTTATGTAGATGGCATTCACTCCATCATTTTGAATCATATCGTACAAATGAGATTTAGTCCAATTTGTAATCCAATCAAAATTGAATGCAGATTCAATGATCATCATCTTTGGTCTCCAGATATCTGCATTGAATCCCGAAAGAACAGAAGGTTCACCACCCTCAACATCTATAACGATTAGATCCAGATTGGCTGGAACTTTATGCTGACAAAGTATGGTATCCAATTTCATACCATAAGCCTCTATAAATTTTTCTGGAGAATATTTCCAACCCCATCCTCTGGCAAGTTCATTGGCAGCTATACTTTCATTCAGAGTGCAAGCATCATAGAAATCTGCGTCACTAAGCCAGAGTTTCACCATTCCTTCGTGATCGGTAGCGGCACATTCAAGAACGATAACTTTATTATTCTTGTGCATTTCTTTGCAATCTTCCGCCAACTGATGTATGGGCTCAATATAGATACCGTTCCAACCAGCCTCAGCCAATCCCCAAGTATTAGACCAGTTGAAACCATTATGAGCTCCGATCTCCACGAAATATCCATCAACCTTATCATTGAAATATTTCGTGTAGAGTTCAAAAAGATTCGTTATCTGACAATCTTTGGCAGATTTATAGCTCATAGCAGATCCTCACGGTAGGCAACAAATAGATCTCTGGGCTCGGCATGTTCGTTATTCTCCAGAATAATTTTGAACAGTGGATCGATTTCATGGACAGCTTCTATGATATCGTCTACCGTAACATCTACCCAATGTTGAAATCCCATCAGACGCATATCATCTGCAAGAATTGTTACTGGAAATCTATGGAGATCTCTGATTGCTCCTATCTCTTCAAGTATAGGAGTACCGGCAGTCCAATGTCCCTCATGAGCATCTAACCAGAACATAGTAGGATACTCTAGATAAGGAATTAGCTCCATTAGAACTGAAACAGAATCTCCGGTCAGAAGAGTTACCTGGGGATAATCTTTCAATCTATCCAGGGCAAATTGATGCCATTCTGTACTGATATCGATAGAGTAGATTGTGTCAAATCCTGCATCAACGGCGGTTTGTACCGTATTTCCGGTCTCTGTTCCAGTTTCCACAAAAATCTTGGACTGCCCTTTATATTTCAACAAAATATCCAGAGGAAGACTTGCTGACATTTTATTTCTCCCCGTACTGGTCGGCCTGGATAGACCGACCAGTACATATATCCCGACTAAACCGGAGGTTCCACCGGAGGAGGAACAGGATTGGCTAAAACAGCAGCCTGAATAGCGGCACTTTTCTTATCCAGATCGTCAGCAAGTTTCAGCATCAAGATAGGATCGTAGGCATTGTTCTTGATGTAAATTGACAGATCTGTAACGAGAGTGATGATACTATCAGCAGCACCCTCAATTGCCGTAACACGAGTAACTAGAAGATCTACTTCACCAGCCATTTTTCTAATCTCCTTTGCCATAAAAGAAATATTGGTTTCAATTCGATCCAATTCATTGAGGATCTTACGAATCTTTTCGTACAACCATATTTTCATCATCACCTCCTGTTCAATCAGGTTCTACATTATCATCCTCAAACTGATCATCACCACAGTAATCATCATTCTCGGAGTCTACGGTAGAACACTCGTCAAGATCAGTCTGGGAAGAATCATTCGGACCCATAGCTACTCCCATAAATTTGCCGAGATTAGTAATACTTCTTCATCATCATTTCTTCTCTTCTTCTTCTCCCACCAGAATGGTTCCGCATGTCCAGGAGTTACTGCTACGATAGGAGCAGAAGGTGAAGGAGATGCGCTCATGGAAGAAGATATGGACGGTGATGCACTGACACTAGCAGAGATGGATGAACTTATCGATGGAGATGCACTTACCGAAGCACTCTTAGAAGAAGATATGGATGGAGAGGCAGAAATTGAAGCACTAATGGAAGCACTAACAGAAGCACTCTTAGAGGCACTAATTGATACACTTACAGAAGCACTAATAGAAGCACTCAGAGAAGCACTGACAGAAGCACTTATGCTAGGTGAGGCAGATATTGAGGCAGACATGCTAGCTGATTTGGAAGCACTTATCGATGCACTTACAGAAACAGAAATGCTAGCAGAAATACTAGAAGAAATACTTTCAGAAATACTAGGTGAAGCACTAACAGATGCAGAAATAGAAGGACTAGCTGAAATTGAAGAAGATAAACTAGCTGAAACAGAGGCTGAAATAGATGGACTAGCAGATATACTCGCAGATATACTTGCACTTATTGATACTGAAACTGAAGCTGACTCTGATGCTGATACACTAGCACTAATAGATGCACTTTCACTGGTGGATACAGAAGCAGAAACCGATGCGGAAATAGAAGCACTAATTGAGGGTGATGCAGAAATTGAAGCCGATTCACTAGACGATACACTGGCTGAGACACTAGCACCAATACTAGGTGAAGAACTAACACTAGAAGAAATACTAGGAGAAGCAGATACACTAGCAGAAATAGAGGCACTTATACTCGCAGATACCGAAGCACTAATACTTGGTGAAGCCGAGATAGATGCTGAAACAGAAGCACTTACAGAAGCTGAAATACTAAGACTCGCACTAACTGATGAAGATACACTGGCACTAACACTAGCAGACTTAGATGATGATACAGAAGAGGATATTGAGGGAGAAGCACTAAGTGAAGCACTTAGTGATGCTGATACGGAAGCTGATATACTAAGACTAGCTGAAACAGAAGAAGAAATAGAAGCGCTTACTGAAGCACTTATACTCAGACTTGCAGAGATAGATGTACTGACCGAAGCGGATATACTAGCACTTATACTGGGAGAAGCGGATATACTAGCACTAAGAGAAGCACTAACAGAAGAGGATATAGAAGGAGATGATGATACTGATGAACTAACAGAGGAACTCACACTAGCAGAAATAGAGGGTGAGGCTGATACGGAAGCACTAACACTAGCACTTGTGGAAGCACTTATTGATGGAGAAGCTGAAACTGATCCAGAAACAGACGATGAAATACTAGCTGATAAAGATGCAGATACAGATGCACTGATTGAAGGAGATGCAGATACTGATGCACTAATTGATGGACTTGCACTGATACTTGCACTGATGCTAGGACTAGCTGAAATACTTGCACTCTCAGAAGCACTTTCGGAAGCTGAGATAGAAGGAGATGCACTGATACTAGCAGAGACGGATGCAGATATGGAAGCAGATATACTAGCACTTTTCGAAGCTGATATAGAAGCCGAAATTGAAGCACTTTCTGATGCACTGATTGATGGGGAAGCCGAAATAGATGCGCTCTCACTTGCTGATACTGAAGCGGATATACTGGGACTAGCACTTATTGATGCGCTTTCACTTGCAGATATAGAAGAACTTATACTAGGACTTGCTGACACTGAAGCTGAGATGGAAGCACTTACTGAGGCGCTTATACTTGGAGATGCTGAGATACTGGCGCTTTCAGAAGCAGAAATAGAAGCACTAATTGAAAGTGAAGCAGAAATACTGGCCGAGACTGATGCACTTACGCTGGACGAGATACTTGGGCTGGCACTGATACTTGCAGAAATAGATGCACTAATACTTGCACTTATAGATAGACTAGCACTAACACTAGCAGATACTGACGCTGATATTGAAGCACTTATACTAGCCGAAATACTCGGACTTGCCGATACACTAGCACTCACTGAAGCACTAACTGACGCCGAGATGGAAGGACTTGCACTTACTGACGCCGATTTCGAAGAAGAAACTGAGGAAGATATACTAGGAGAAGCAGAAATTGAAGAGGATACCGAAGAACTTATTGAAGGTGATGAAGATACAGATGATGAAACTGAAGCACTAATACTAGGAGATGCACTTACGGATTTACTTTCACTTGCTGATACTGAAGATGATGCACTTCCCACCACTCCCTTGAATGACTTCTTCATCATGTGGGGGAAGAATATCCTAGGATGGCTGGCAATCGGAACAGTCCCCTGCTCAACCATCTTAGCCCCGTTCATCAGATCGGGTTCATCCCCACTACTATCCCCACGAATTAGGGGATAGTAGGCGACCAGACTTTCGGGTTTGACAAATAGCGGAGAGTAACCTACTGCTAGTTGCTTAATATCCGCCAAGGTTAAAGCCACATTCCAGAAACCGACTTCGGCCAAAATCGCTTCTGCCGCCACTTTCCAATGAGAAGAGGTCGAATACAACATAGTACCAAGTGTAGTTCTGCTTACAGTTGTGGCCGGAACTCGACTGGTAGTTTCATCCCCACCGCCTACTCCATTTGTATAACCAGTTCGTAAAGTAGCAGAGCTAAATACTGCGGCTGCATGATTCCACGCATTAACATTTGTAGCAGGCCCATAAGACGAACTGCTCGCACCTGCCGCCCAAGTTGTCGCTCCTACTGTTCCCGTTGTTGTTATAAGTCTAAGGCCAAACCCATCAGGGGCAGCATTTGTCGAAGTCAGATATACCAAGGACTGTTCTTGTGTGAATCCTGATGGATATACCCAACACGCCATAGTCAGCGGCGTGGCTGTAATTAAGCCAGTCGCATTAAGAAAATAATTCGAGGTACTATGAACACCTCGTGCCATTATGTTTCCTTGACTTCTACTGCAAGCAATTCGGCATCCGTAGTTACGTCATCCGTACCTGCTGACCCATCCGCATCCCGGCGAACTTTCAGGCGGAACATTTCACCAGCCGCCAAACTATCCATTTGTGCCCCATTGGTGAATGTGATTGTTACGAGAGTTGTAACTCCACTTGTTCCGTTTGGATTACCTGCCGCACTCTGAACTGCGGCAAAACTATCCGCATCCATATCCAGAGAAGCATCATCCATACGCTCAATAGATACCGACCAATAGGCGCTGCCCGATGTGGCCGATGAGAACATGACATGCAAGTAGACTGTCAGTCCTCCACCCGCATAATTACGTGGCAGGATACCGGAGAAAACCGCTTCTTCGTCCGCCGCACCATCAAAGTCAAGAACTGGATGATAGTTACGTAAATCCAGTGTGGCATAGATAGTTGCCGGAGGTTCATTACAATAAGGATTAAATACTGCTAAAGTATCACCGCTTGCCATTAGTCTACCTCCCCGAATACCTGTTTGAGGATATTCAGATTAAAACGCATGAGAATTACCGCTACCAACAACAGCGACTTTTGAGAAGTAGTTGCAACGGTACGAAATGGGGTTGGAAGAGTGTTATTATAACTGACTGAGTTGGCATCCACCCAGGCATCCGCCGCCACAATCGCCGCCGTGAATTGGGTCTTTGTAAATGCTCCAGTCTGTTCGCGCAGGTTGGACCAATAACGTGAAAGACCTCGTTTTATTCTATCAATATCCACAGTTGATAATGTTGCCATTGTATCATCTCCATATGCTGATTGAACGACTTCTTGAAGTGTGTCTCCACGAGTATGACAATCCAAGTATAAGATATTAATTACCGATGTTTGTTCTGGACGATAATATCCAGTTTTCCAATAATGATCCCAACTGAACCTCCTATGGAATAGATTCCCATCCAGGAACAGGCCAGAACTTCTCTACCAACCATGATAGAGAATGAATTTGTTTATCCCATTTTCCTTCGAAAAATAATTCTCTACATTGTTTCTTCGAGCGATTTACCTGTTTCTGCGACATATCGTACGGAAAACTGAAGTCTCCACCTTGAGTTCTAAACAGATGAGCATAATATGTTTTGTGATCAACCATGACCCTTCCACCACTAAGCCACGTCTTAGCAGCTACTTCTATGCCCTGAGATCCCCATGATCCAAAACCTTCATCACATATATTCAAATCAAACCACTTATCTTTTGTCAACATAAAACATGATCCCTGAAGAGACATGGTCTCGGTAAGATCTCCTTGTCCCTCAGGTCTCTTTTTAAAATCATTAAAGTACTGGAAATGCGGTTCTGAATCGAAACAATACGAAGTAGACTGAGGATTCTCTTTAGCCTTCCAAATAATCTTTCTGTAAAGATTTGTACCACCACAAACTTCACACTTCTCAGGGGTAGGACCCTGATATGTTCTTTTTCCACATTTCCTACACTTCCAGTCGAAAGCCCATAAGTTACGCATGATCGGAACTATTGTCCAATCATCCTGTATATCCTCTAACAATACTCTATCAAAACCCTGGGCAAACGAGCAATGAGCATCAGCTTTCATGATATATTTGGAATCAGCCAACTTAACTCCATCGTTACAGGCTGCTCTCTGTCCTATAGATACGGGATGAAAGAGTACGGTAACATCAGCATTCTGATCGATAGGAGGATCCGCCCATTGTCCATCCAGAACTACTATCACTTCAGTATTGGCTTCCTTGTGCTGAAGGATATCCTGAACAGTTTTAGCCACAAACATTTCGTTTCTGGACGGAATAACTACACTCAAATCATGCATCTTTCCTCAGTTTGGAAATGATAACTTTTCCGGGATAATCTTCTGTAACATAATTTGTGAATTTTTCGAATAACGGATCAATAAGCGTAGCATGTCTACTCCATATGAAAAACATACCTCCTGAGATGGGAGATATATTCCATCTATGTTCATTAGCATAGTTATGAAGTTTACCGTTATCTACATAGTGTCTAAGATATATCCAACCTCCAACTTTGCAAACTCTATACATTTCTCTAATAGCCAGAAGAGGATTTCCACAATGATCCAGAGAATTTACGCAATGAACTATGTCAAATTGTTCATTATCATACGTCAATAGTCTCATATCCTGCTTCTCTATCCTAATCTCAGGAATAACTCCCTTTTCAACCAGCATAGAATTATATTCATCTGCTAGAAGATCGGATGGATACAGATGAATTTCTGTCTCAGGCCAAGTTGATCCAGTAGTAGAAAACATACCAGCTCCAAGATCAGCAATATCTACTATCTTCTTATTTCCTATCATCTCCCCGAAATAATAGTCCAACTGAAATATTTTATTGAATTGCTTCTCTTTGTAAGGAAGCTTATTTCTGTAGAATCTTAAGGTCATTCAAGAACTCCAGAGAACACATCTTACTTATGACAGTGGTATGAGGATTGAATATATTATAGTCAAATCTATATTTAAATCTTGAGTATATTCCGGAATAATGATAGAAATTATCTTCCTTAGGATTGGAATCATGCAGAACTATGTAATCTACCAAGTCTTCTATCCTTACAGCTAGATAGGATCTAAATTCCATAGGATTTACATCTATAATTCCTATATCAAAATGTCTACTAAGATCAATAGTTGTCCAATCAGCGATTAAATGAGTTTCATGATGAGTATTATTATTTTTTCCGAATAAATTTAAGTATTTCTCATAATTCTCATATGAAACCAAATCCCTATCCTGAGAAACACAAGCCCAGAATAGAAGTGGTGTACTATATAATCCCATACCTAATTCAAGAACATTTCCAGTAGTATGCTCTAGAAGTTTTAAAAGAACGGGTATGTGAGAACCCCACCTCATTGTAATTTTCATACTAGACCTAACTTTGTTCTAACAACTCTGGTCGTGCCCCAATACGGTAGGGATCTGGTGGTTTCACCCGCGATAGTCAGAGTATTGGCTCGCAATCCCAGTCCAGTCTTTATACTCACTACGGGAATATCCGTACCATACCAATTCCAATTCTGATTCAAATTCCTGAAAGGATTGGTAGGATAATGTCCATTCAACCACAGAGGCTTTCCTTCCAATTCCTTTTCCAACAGATCCAAATAGTATTCTCTGCCTATAATTTGAGCTCCTTCACACCATCTCTTCTTGAAGAAGTATCCTCTATGATGCTTCAGAATCCAAACATTACTATATCTATATATTGAATCTAGTTTGCTTGGTTCTATGTCAAAATAGTCTCTGGGATAAAGATTGTCTGCCTCTGCTGATATAACAAATGGAGTAAATATACTTTGACAGGCTATCTGAATTTGTCTGTATAGATTATGATCATTGGCTCCAACATCTCCCACACAGATATTTTCTCCGAAATCAATCTGTTTCTGAGATACTGACAGAATAGGAAATCCGGGATTCATTCTCATGAGAACTTTTTGTATTTTTTTCTCGAAATTTTCATCCTCTCTGTTGGATGTATAGTAGATAATAGTTGCGTCGTTCTTATTCATATAGAGTGACCGCAATAAGGACACTGATTGACCATATGATTTTCATCATATAATTTCATAACCTGATCAGCTGTACCCCACGGAACCAACTCAGTTCCTCTCAACGGACCGAGAGCCTTATTTTCACCAACCGGATGCTCTCTACCTACCGGAGTAGATACATATCCAAGAGCAAGTGGATGAGAGAAGACAACCATTGGTCGTCCACCCCAACCTTCCTCGGTAGAAATTGGTTTCAATCCTAACTTTCTATCGTATCGTCCTGGTTCTCCACAGAATTGGGTGTCATAGGCAGGAAATTTTTCAAGACGTTCAGTTAGAGATCTTACCAAAAGATCTCTGGTACATATTAGACTAAATATTATCATTCTGTGTCGCCATGAGAATACCATAGGTTTTGACCATGTGAATATACTCCACTTATTCATATCGTACCATAAAGTATCGTCACTGATTGGTCTTCCCTGAAAATGCTGTCTAGGATATAGAACATCATCTTCAGCCATAGCCACATATTTCGTTTTTGCAGCAATCGCACCTGTAAGGATCTGCCAGTAGATATTGCGATTGGATCTACCGATATCTCCTACGCAGATGTTTTCTCCGAAATCCATAGGTTTATGAGATACAGATATCAAAGGAGTATCCTGTATAGCTTCCTTTAGAACCCTTTTAGTATTATCTACAAAGTAGGGATTGTGTTCATCCAGATAATTACTGGTATAATATATGATTGTTAGATCAGTATGTATCATAATTTAATCCAGAACCAACTTGGAACTCTTTCCTTCGTAAGATACCAGGGATCAATTCTGTGTTCCTTGACATAGGCATCCACAGCAGTTATTACTCCAAATTCCTGTCTATTGAAGTAGTCATGTCCAGACACTATTCCACCAGATCTTACTTTCCTATTCCATTGAATGATATCTGTAACAGCATAGTCAAACGTATGATTGGCATCTATGTAAACAAAATCTAAACTACCATCCTCAAACTCAGGAATGGCATCCATGCTACTACATTTCATGAAAGTAACGTTATGATGTCTAAGTAACTTCCTAGCCTGATGAAAATGCTCATCATGAAAACCACTGTAGTCCCAGGGATCATTTTCGTCATCTTCCCACAAATCTATACAATACAATTTAACTCCTGGTACACTATCGCAAATATATCGTGAGAATTTACCTTTGGCTACACCAATCTCAACTCCAGTCTTGTATCCCAGAGTATTGAATAATCCTGCCAGATCGAATCTTGTATCAACTCCGAAGTAATTCATGGCTTGAACCAGAACCAGGAAGTTTCTCTATCCAGTGTAAGATAAACTTGTGGAATCTTGTGAACAGAGACATAACAATCTACAGCTTGCACAACACCACCATCTCCTGCAGGGAAATGGAAATAATCATGACCGGAAACAATTCCTCCCGACTTTACTTTCTTACTCCATTCAATGATATCTTCCATGACATAATCAAAATCATGATTGCCATCTATATAGACGAAATCTAAACTCTTATCGTTTATACATTTTACAGCATCCATACTCATCATCTTAAGAAATTCTACTCCGAAAAATCCCCAAAGATTACTTCTGGCTATCTCGTAAAATTCCTGCTGATGATTCTTTGAAGCTTTTACATCATATCCTGGATACATATCCCATATATCCACACAGTATAACCTAAGATTAGGAATAGCCTTGCATAATTTCAGAGAGTATTCTCCCTTCATAACTCCTATCTCAGCCCCTACTCGAAATCCTCTATCCATGAAGAATTTCGGCAAATCATCTCGTTTATTCACATTGGGATATTTCATCACCTATCTCCGATTTCTCTGCCCATCCAGGGACAGGTGAAAATTTTTCAATCAACCATTCCAAGGGCAAAGTCTGTTTAGGCCATGCCTCTTGAAAGTTCAACCATTTCATGGTATAATTCCTAGGTACATAGACATCTTGATGAAGTGAATATCCACGATGCTTTCCTTTATACCAGTGAGCATACCATGTTTTCTTATTCCTAACAATTCTACCACCTGACAACCAACACTTCAAAGCGATTTCTTGAAACTCGGCAAAGAATGTACCATAATTAATGTCATCCAATAATTCCAACTCTTTATAGTATGACCTGTGCATGAACCAGCATGATCCCTGAGCAGCCATCAGATCAACAATTAAATCATCCTTCAGAGACTTATCCTTATTCTTCTCGTCCCAGATTAAACCATGCAATCCTACCAATTCACCCTTACGGTAGGGATAACACATATATTCATAATCGATATCCGGTCTGCCATCTTCTAGAATTGACCAGGTATCCGGTAGAAGTCTCTTTCGTCTGGGAACAGATATCCAGTTATCCTCACAGTCAGCAACCAGTTTTGTATCGTATCCTACGTCAAACATGCAGTGAGCATCACATTTCAATATGTGCTCTCCTCTTGCTATCTCTACTGCCGAATTGATTGCCGGTCTCATTCCTCTCGCCAGTCCTCTATGAAGTATGATTACTTTCTTGGAAGGTGGATCCAAGGGAGTCTCTCCATACGGTAGGGGAATGGTTGGCATAGGATCAGGCCAATATCCGTCAAGAACAACTATGATCTCAATCTCACCCTGAGCTTTGGCAAGAAGATCATCAACAGTCTTAACTAGATACGGTTCATTCCTGGCAGGGATAATGATACTAATCATTAATTCTTTACCATCTTGGTGATTAGACCCTCACTATCCCTGGTCACAGTAATGACATCTCTTGTCTTTTCCGGCATGGTTATGGTATTATCTACCGTAACCGGAGTTGGAGAAACATTGACAATGACTTCTGCCGGAGGTACGGTGATATTGATTACCGGAGGTAAATCCGTTTGTCTTTCCACAGGTTCCGAAAGACGCTGGGTTATTCTTTCCAAAGTCTGCATTATAGCCAACGCAACTTTATCATCCATATCAATCTCCTTTCTCATCTGCTCTATTGTATTCTGAGCAGCTAATAGATCCTCATTGCTTGACTCCAAGGATAGACTTATAACTTGCAGTGAAGAAACTACGTCCATGATTTTCTTCTCTAGATTAACAGTACCTGATCTCATGGATATGGATAGAATCTCCATATTATCCTGCAAAGTCCTCATTCTGGATTCCATGTCATCTTTAGCCTTCAATTCAGATTCATAGTCAAACCCTGCAGAAGACCAGATACGTTTAGCAAGCATCTCGTCACCACTACGCCACAGAACCAACTGGCTATTCGTTTTTGAGAAATATCTGACCACGGGATCTCGTGGATATCGTTCAGCCGCCAATCTAACCCTGGGAGAGTCTCGTAACTCTTCGCAGATTAGATTTTTCTTATCTCTCATCCACAAAGCCATCTCCTTCATCTGGGCTGTAGGTGAAGCTGCTGACTTATTCTTAGCGGTCGGTTTTCCATCTGAATTGGTAGAAGCCCCATCGTTATTAGCCGTAGGATTCTCCTGAGAAGTGTCTGGAGGATTTGGGCTATCCTCTTCGGTATCGATCTCGTCAATGTCAGTAGAATGAACCTCAGCGGTAGGACTCCAGGTGGACGGAATTACGTCATACTGCGCCAGCAAAACTCTGGACTCCTCATTGGTGATCATAGGTATGCCATTGACGACTGTCTTATACATAGTCGCAGCAACATTTGTCCATGCTTGATCGACTTGAGCGTGGAGGAGATCTCCCTGTTCATCCCTCTGATCGAAAGCCATGTCAATAGAGGCCGGCAGGACTTCAAGCAACTTCTCCTGAAAGCCAAGTACAAAATCAAGTCTTCCCTTACCAGTTGCCTTTTCATGCTGTATCTGTGTTTCATTTCCTCTCCCCAGAGCTCCATATTGAACAGGCCAGAACTCACTGGCATCATAACCTAGACAGAGCGAATATCCATACAAAAGCATATCCATCCAGTCACGTAGATTGAAACTGGTAGGCAACTCCGATAGAGCTACCATCTTGGCATCCACGGTAGTAGCCGCAGAAGCCAGCACCGCTACAGCCTGAAAATACTTCATATTAGCTGCATCTAGATTGGCATCCCTGACTTTCATGGCATCGTCCCACTGTTTACGCTGAATACCTGAAAGCATCAGCAACCCACGTGGAGCACGAGCCAAAAGACGTTCCTCATCATGCCTGAAGAGAGCAATCATCAGTTTGGCAAGCCGGATCATCTTGCTGACTGCACACCAACCCAATCCATTGAATTCTTCCTTCAAACCGGGATCCGATACAATTCTGAAGAAAGATCCGTCAGGCCATTTCTGAATCTTCTGAGATTTTTGCGGATGATACTTTATGGGAAAGTCTTCAACACCGGTTAGATTGAATTTGGAGGGATCAGCGCAGTATAACTGACGCACTGGTCCACCAATAAAATCTGATCCCAATTCCACGATTGTTCCGATATCTGCGGCTCTGAAGGAATAACTTGAGTAAGCAAGAGCGGAACGCCAGCCATACAGACCGGGAGCGCATTGGAAGTTATGCAGCATATCGGTAATTCTATTAACTTGATTTCGTCCACCTGTTACCGTCCATCCACGATTCTTATCAATACTAGTGACACTGTTGAGTACACCCGACAGATGAGGTTCCTTCTTTGAGAATTCAATCAACCACGAGTCGCGTACCCTGGAATCTGCCTTGTATTCAGGTTCTGTTAGTTCAGCATCTTCTACCATGTTCATAGTTGACAGAAAGAAAGATTCAGGACTTTGATCGGTTACATTTCCGAATCTGGGCTGTCTACTCTTAGGTTCCGCAGGAGCAATATTCTCAATAAGACTATCCTGTATAAATTCATCCATACTATACCTCTATCCCATCCCCACGGACCATGAGTCACTGTAATTCGCAAGGTGCATGGCTAGATACCGTGTGGTGTCCATACCGTGATCGTCTACCTTGCGAGGAGTTTCTTTCTTTTCCTGATTTTCCCACTCGTACCCATCGTATTCTTGTTCTGATGAATACGGTCTCATCTCCTCTATGAGAGAAGTATCAGGCTCAAGTACAGAGTCACGAAGATACATCAATCCAGGTTTTCCATCTTCTACCGGACGTAGTTTGGACATTACTGTATGGATACCAGACAATACATCTTTCACCGCCGGTACAGTCTCAACATTCATGTGTCTTTCAAACGTAGCCCTATCCTCAGCATCCCAGTCGCATATCGTTACGATCGGATCTGGTTCCTCGTTCTCTATCTTCCAAGCCTTGATGATAGCAACAGCATCCTCAACAAGTAAATTTCTCTGATAGATTTCAGCGAAGCGGTAGGCGTGACCATGATCATCAGAAGCCCATGCTTGCCATACGAAAGGATTAGTGTAACCGAAATCAATAACCCAATATCTCGCCCAATTTCTGGGGATCGGGAATCTTGGGATCAGATGAATATCTGGATTCCAAGTTGTATAGATCATTCCCTCAGCAGCCGCCCAAACTCCCTCGTAGAAACGTTTTAGACGTACACCGGATAGACCTTGTAGCTTTGACAAATAAGCCAATCCTCTCGGAGTCCAAGTCTGAGTTAGCGGATCAAAGTAGGCAGGATTATCCTGATGAACGGACGATACAAGATTGATCTCTTTCTTGTCTCCCTTTCGCTTGATCCAATGTGATGGATAACTAGGATTGCAATCACCAACGAGTTGCTGATACGGTACAACACCGTGACGACATCGTATATAAAGCGTCTCCCAGTCCTCTTCCGTCAGCTCGGTAGCCTCCTGAGCGTAGATCCAATCATACTCTGATGACATTACCTTGATAGCTTTATCCATACCGCCTATGGCGACAACCGACCCGTTGGAGTAGCGATACTCCTGCTCTCCCGTGCGCCAGTGGACTGATTCGTCATCTACCATGACAAACTTCTCATAAGTTACCAGAGCTGACTGAGTCAATGATGCTCTTGTCTTTCTCACTATTAGAGAACGCATACCAGGATACTTCATGGACATAAGATGCATCTTCTCCAACGCCGCTCGTGACTTGCCCGTACCGGAGGGACCGCACAGAACGATCTGATCAGAGTGGTCATAGAAGAAGTCTTTGAAATGACCATAGGGTTGATAAACTTTGTTCCTGGGATCTCGACGAGGATCTGCCTCGGCGGTAACAGTCCTGGCGGGAGAGTCTACGGCAACCATTAGACTAACTTATCCTCACCCAAGACGGGTTTATCCAACGCCACCACTATCTGATCCACTATTTTCCTCAATTCATCAAGACTGATTGCTTGAAGGACATCTATCTCCATACTCACGGGATCTCCCAATGGATCAAACGTAACCTTAGCAACGGTAAGAAGGCAACCCGTATCAATAACCCGGATCTCTAGCACTTTCCTCCACCTGCAGGCATCTTCGGAGGTTTCGGCTTCTTGGGTTTCTTCTTGTCATTATTCTTAGCCATCATCATTCTCCTAGATTCTGTCGTCATCAATACCGGCGTAGACTTTGAAGATGTTGACGCCCTGGAAGGTGTTAGTCTGTACCGGACCATCCAGATGGGAAGCAATGAACTTAACGGTATCCAACCAGATCTTGACATCATCAATTCTGAGATCCACGGTAGTACCATCCGCGAACATGATAGTCCCTTCCGTAACTGCATCCCAGATCATCAGCGCAAGATAGTCAGCGTAGCTGATATTCTTGTTGACACTCTCAGCAAAGAACTCCTTCACCCCGACTCTTCTCATGGCTTCCGCCACCAGTCGTTTCGAGATCTCATTCGGGGTCACAATCTGGTTAGGATTCTTGGGGTCGATTATAGATATTTCACCACTCATACCCATAGTATACCACAAAAGCCGAAAAGGGAATAGTGCAACTTTCTTCCCGCTCCTCCCTTCGGGGAGACGGAGTTGGTGTTGGCGGTCGGGGCAATAATCTGGGTCTGGGTCTGGGTCTGAGTCTATGTCGGGTCGGTCATCTAATTTTTTCGTCCGCTATTTTGGGGAGGGGTTGTACCCCTAGGGTGCAAGTATTGGCCTGTTTTGGGATATTGCATGTTACAAACACGTAAAACGGCCTATAATAGTAGATAGAGAACCTTACTAATTGAATAAGCAAACCGAACGCAGTGACCTTGCGAGTGTGGTAAGACGAGGGCTGTACAGTTGGACGGTGCAAGGAAGGTTACAAGTATAGCCTACATGGAGGTGTATTGTGGCCAAAAAAGTAGTACTGCCCGTTGAACACAAGTTTGCCGCTATAAGCGGTAAATGTGCAATTTGCGGTAAGCCAACACCCCTGAACGTGGCGGGGGAAATTGGTGCAACGTGTAAAGCGCATGAAGGCAAGATTGGCAAGTATTACCGCCAATTACCGAAGAACGCAAACCTGGAGGGTGAGTACGTGAAGCTAAGTGTACTGTGCCGTAGAGCAGAGCAGGCGGGAAAAACTGCCGGATTTGTTGTGGGGTTGACCGGAAAGGATGGGGGAACGCAACCCCCGTACAACCCCATATGGCAAGTTTACACCCTGCAACATGGCACGCAGGTGCGCAAGTTTTTGGAGCTTGAAGCGAAGGCCGAGCTTGAGAAACTACTTACTGGCAAACCCGAAAGCGTAAGCAAATAGGGATAATAAACAGGCCTGTATGAAAGTACGGGCCTGTTAGTAAAGCGGAGGTATTACAATGGTGGATAAAGTAATGGATAACATGGTACATGACTTTGGTGGGGACGAACAAGTGTACCAACTGGACGTGATTGTGAACCAGGGTAACGTTTACGTGGTTGACGGAAGCAACACAAGTGAGGTACTTATTGACGGTACTGATACAATGGTACTTGTGTATGCTTTATTGGGCTGGGACGCTGACGGTATACATGTGCCCGTACAATTGACAAAGTTTTACAATGCACTAAACTTTGCGCAAGCGTGGTACGAGCGCAACAAGTAAGCGGACAAAAAGTGGCCTGTACGCAAGTACAGGCCTAGTTGAAAGCTGAGGATGGAATGCACAGTGAATATGGCGGGAAGTTACACGCACGCTACAGGCCAGAACAAGCGGTTTGTAATAATGGTAGTAGCACTTTGGTTGTGCTACTTTGCGGCATAGCAATTATTGCACTTGTAGCAATTGCTGCATATGTGATTTTGCTGTAAGTTTGCACAGGCCCGTACGCAAGTACGGGCCATTTTTTGGCGCGTGAATAAGACAATGGGGGTAGTTTTGGTGGTATTTAGGTAGGCAGATAATTTGGGTAGTTATGGTGGTACTTAGGTAAGTGGGTAATTTGGGTAGTTATGGTGGTATTTGGGCAAGTAAGCAAGTAAATTGCAAGTACAGCCAGCAACCCTGATCCTGAAGATCTGATGCTGATCTTGAAAGCGATACCACGATCTTCCCGCGATACCACGACCCTGAATCTTCCAGAGATACCACGAAACTGACTGCCTATCTTCCCACGATACCACGCTGAAATATCTTCCCACGATACCACAAACTGATGCGAAATTGATTGGTGCAAATGGCGTCATTTGTGCTACAATATAAGTAGAACCCGTAATACGGCGGGTCAAATGGGCAGCCAGCCCACACTTCAAAGGAGGTTCAAATGTCAAATGGGAAATTGGTTTCACCGATAGAGCTTCACAAAGCAGCGTGTGATTCAATGTTGTTCGGTGATTCTCCGGTAACACTCAACGACTGGGTCCTAATCGTTAACTTCTATGCAGTCAATATCGCCAAAGAAGTTCAACCATCTGCAACTCTGCTTCTGTGCAAAATCATGGATTGTCCACTTCGGGAAGATTTCATAGCGGATGTCGTTAATTTCCAACTCAAGCAACCCGTCAAGTAACTTCAACCAGGGCGGGTGAAAGCCCGCCCACCAGATCTCAAAATGGAGGTGTCACATGTTATTCAAGGTTACTCGCAAAGTTCTCGTAACTGGTCCAATCGCAGCGAAATACAATCTCCGTACCGGGAAATTGATTTCCAAAGAAGCAGAGTTCGTGCTTCCCAGCATTGAAACGGTATCCACCGACCTCACCTTTGCTCAGGCCAAGGAAATACGGGGTCACGACCACTCAATGAACATCGTGCCTCTGTCACGAAGCTAGACATCAGTTCAGCAAGGGCTCCGGTAGAGATACCGGAGCTTCTTGTTGGATAGGGTGGAGCTGACCCTGACTTGAGGCTGACCCTGAGCCTGACTTGGCGGATCTTCGCTCGATACCACGAGAGAATCTGAAGCTGATACCACGTCCGTCTTCACCCGATACCACGATCATCTTCACGAGATACCACAATCAATTTGCCATCAGTTGCCTTTCCCTACTTGTATTGTGAACCAAATGAAGTTATACTATAAGTAGCGGTAAACCGCAAACTTTCAAAGTGGAGGTTCAACATGCATCAACAGTTCAGCGTTTGTCTCAATATGGGTCCAGAATTGGTCAAGCACCAACTCGTGGACGAGTCAGCATTATTTCAAACTTTTGCTGACTTAATGGCTTCCGGGCTCGGGGATGAAATTACAGCCGGCTCCGCACAACTCAACTACTGGTTAGTCCTTGATTATCTGGATCATTGGGAAATCGGGTGCAGTTTCCAAGGTATTCCGGATTGCTCGGCACATTTCCCAATGCTTCTGGAAGTCGGGGTACTTAATCCAGACGGCTCCCAACACTACTCATAGGAGTTCACATGGCAAAACCAATCAAGTATCAGCGCACATGGGTCAGCACAGCTAACCCCAGTCAGGACAGCCTCGGCGGGGAAGCCGAAGTGTCCAGCGGGCGAGGTGGTTGCTTACCTCCGGCTGTTCTCCGCAAGATTGCGAAAAACAGCTCATCCGGTGGTCGTGCAACTTGTTTCGTATGTCACGAAACCTTCGCCATGTATTTTATCAAACTCTGCAAAGTAGCTCCATTTCGGCAGGAGCACGTGTGTCAGGACTGTCGGGGTCAGCACAAAGAGTTTCAGGTTATCAGGTAAGCATCATGGCTACCCGCTCTCATGGGTGAACCTTAAGGAGAAACGACTAATGACCCAACATCAATTTGAAACCGCAGTAAGGTTCATACTGATCCTGATGGCAATTACCTTTTTGGTGACGCTGATCCTGATCAATCCTTTGCTCGCTGCCACGATCGTTATTGCCATCGTCGGCGGGACATTGATTGGCTACTTCTGGCTGAAATGACCTACCGCATCTGCCTGCGATACCACGATACCGAGATCCGCTGATCGCGAAGCTGAGATTTGATCAGTGTTGCGAAAAGGTTGCTCAAATTCTGGCTGACGGCGATGCCACTGATGCCATTATTATCGCCGTCCTCGTTGACGCCAACGGTAACGAGTCCAACTTGTTGGGGGAAGGGTCCCCTTTCTAATATTGGGCATTTTGGTCAAAGGGGGAAGGGTCCTCTCAAAAATGCCCTAAAATGGTTCGTATGGGGGAATGGTCCCTCAGATAGACGAATGATACGAAAAGAAATAATCAATGAAAGGAACGAAAAGAATTAATGAAGGGAAAGAAAACAGGGCAAAAATGAAATGAAACCAGCGTTATATGCCATAAACCTAGTCATTGTCTATAGACCACTAAGTTAAAAAAATGGGCAATTTGAATTCAAAAATGTTCAGTTTAGGCGTAAAAAAATAAGTTACAAACCATAGACAATGACCAGGTATTTGGCATATAACGCTGGTTTCTCTTCATTTTAGGCCTGTTTTTGCATAGCTACACGCATAAAATGAACACTTTTTACATTCGTATCATTAATTGTTGGGAAACCAAAAGGTGTCCCATTCCCCCATTTCGACGGCTTTTTGGGGTGGACCATTCCCCCAATGACCATTATTGCCATTATTGTCCTGACCACGAGCGTTAAATCCACCTCCGGGGCTTCGCCCCAGGAGGAGGTGCAAGAAAATTTAAAGGAGTTCTGTATGAAAAGAAATGAAGTATTAGTCAAACTGAAGAAAGCCAACAGAGTGTATGCTCTCAAGGTAGTTCGTAACGTTGAGCGGTTTACCCGCGAATTCATATTTGACGAGTCACATCAGAAAGCAGACAACAACGTCTTATGGTATCGTACGGATGTGGGTAAGCGTCCCAATCTTATTGAGATAAGGCTTACCGGACTGCAAGTTACTACCGAGATGCGAGAGCGATGGGCTGAAGATATGGGGATTCATCTTGTCTCACTTACAGGCTCCTGCTCCTTTTCGGAAAGGTCGTCAATATACATTCTGTACAAGAATCTGCGTGATGAGTACAAAGACATCAATGGTTAATCTTCCGCATCAATTTGCGCACGCTGGCGTCCAATATGCTATACTAAATTAGGCCAGCTTTGGCCTGATAAACCGTAGTTCAAAACGACTACACAACTCATAAAGGAGGTTACAATGTCAGATAATGAATACGCAATCGTAAAGCTTCCGGAGTCCGTGGTAATGGATTTCACTACCGTAAAGGCCGAAGCCGAACACTATTGGGCTAATATGGATAACCCAAGTGAATGGCTAAAGGACTCAGCTTTCAGAATCAACCCAGCCTACCTTCACCACTACGTTGCACATCAAACTGAAATGGTAAAGGGCATCTGGACAGAAGGTGAAACGGTAACAATCAAAGTTGATGCGTGCCAGCAGGATGGTTGCATGGATTGGTTGGCAGGTGTCCATGAGGTTCAAATTGCCAAGGTTGGTGATTATGATTCTCTAATGGACATCATTAACGAACCAATTACTGATGCGTGGCAGTTATCAATGTACATTTAGCCACACAACAGGTGTTTCAAGGGGCTACTACGAAGTCGTAGCAGCCCCTACACGCTTCGTAAGAAGCATGGTGGTACATAAGTACCCCGTAAAAGCGTTTCATTTTAAAAAGGAGCAAATATGAAATCACATGCAGGGTTCATTAAAAGCCCGTCACCCAAAACTCCAACCGAGGGTTGGTACGTCCCACGGCAGATTCCAGTATGCACCTTCAAGTACGGAACGGTAAAGGAAGGTTTGCACACAGGACACAGCACACGCTTCGCCGCCAAGGGTGTGTCAATCGGTATCTACCGTTAGGTTTTCCTTTGCATCCTGCTCCCTACCGTAACAAGTGGGGATCAGGCTAGAGTGGGAAACCACTACTTTTCATAAAGGAGGTTCATAATGGACGATGAGGAAAATGAATTCAAAGTTTGGAAACAGCAGGTAAACTCAATTATTGAGGATACTATAGGTCTCAGCTGTGATGACCTGGAAGATTGCTGTTACCGTGACTGGTTTGATGACGGCGTGTCTCCCAAGACTGCTGCCAAGC